ACATACTGCCGCTCGATTGCTGACTTGACTGCTATGTGCGTCAAGTACGGCATCGAGATGCGAGTGTATTATCTGTTCAACGAATCGCTGATCACTCGCGCTCGTAACTACTGCGTTGACGAATTCCTGCGTAGTGATTCCACTCATCTGATGTTTATCGACTCGGACATCGGATTCAACCCAAATGATGTTCTTTCGTTGCTTGCGCTGCAAGATGATGCATCTCCGTATGATATCATCGGTGGTCCATATCCTAAGAAATGTATTTCGTGGGAAAAGATTAAGCAGGCTGTAGACAAGGGCGTTGCTGACGAGAATCCGAACAACCTAGAACGTTATGTCGGCGATTTCGTGTTCAATCCTCTTCTTGAAGCTGGCCAGACTGAAATTAAGCTGAACGAACCCGCTAAGGTTCTTGAGATTGGCACTGGCTTCATGATGATTAAGCGCAAGGTCTTCGACGAGTACAAGGCTGCTTATCCTGAATATAGCTACAAGCCTGACCACGTTCGCACTGCTGCGTTTGATGGAACTCGCGAAATCCACGCATACTTCGATTGCATCATCGACCCAGTTTCGCGTCGCTATCTGTCGGAAGATTACATGTTCTGTCAGAACGTGATTAAGATGGGTGGTACCATTTGGCTGTGTCCTTGGATGGAACTGCAACACACTGGTTCTTACACCTTTGGCGGTTCGCTTGCTGCTCTTGCTTCTGTCGGAGCGTCGGCAACTGCTGACACTGGTCTGATTAAAAATCAGAAAAAGAAATAATTTTACTATTAACATATTATGGAGTATAATACAATGATTGAAGCTGACCGCGTGAAACTAAAGAAGGTGCTAGACGATGTGTCTAACCTTATGACTATGATGGCTTCGGAGCGCGAAGCCATCACAGAAGCCTTGAAAGAAGCTAGCAAGAATTTTGAGATTGACATCAAGGTTCTGCGCAAGATTGCCAAGACTTATCACAAACAGAACTTTAATGACGAAGTAGCCAACAACGAAACCTTTGTTGAGGTTTACGAACAATTGACGAAACAAGGATAATATTATGAAGATTTCCACCAACACTATTTCTCTCCTGAAGAACTTCTCTTCAATCAACGGTAACGTTCTTGTGCGTGCAGGCTCGACACTCTCGACCATCTCGCCGCAGAAGAATATTCTAGCGACTGCAGCTGTCACTGAGCAATTCCCTGTTTCGTTTGCTATCTATGACCTGTCGCAGTTTCTTGGCGCTATCAGTCTGTTCGATGACCCTGACTTTGAATTCAGCGAGAAGTATGTCACCATCTCAAGCGGCAAGCGTAGCGTCCGTTATTGGTTCGCCGAGCCCAGCATGATTGTTGCTGCTCCAGAAAAGAAGCTGGTTCTACCGACCGCTGAAGTTGAGTTCGAGGCTACGGCTGCTAACATCAGCGAAGTTCTGAAGGCTGCTAGCGTTCTTCAGGCTCCTGAGATTGCTGTTGTTTCGGATGGCACTACTAACATCCAGCTGGTTGCTACCAACGTCAAGAACGATACCGCCAACGAGTATCATGTTGACGTAAATGAGTCTAGCAAGGACAAGTTCCGCATGGTGTTCAAGTCTGAGAACCTGAAGCTCATCTCGGGCGACTACAAGGTGTCTGTTTCTTCGAAGGGCATGGGTCGCTTCCTGAATGAGAAGGCCAGCCTCGAATACTTCATCGCTACTGAAACTAGCTCGAAATACAGCGCGCAGTAAGTAGTCGTGGTAGACGAGCCGCCATTCAAAGAAAGGCGACCGTGTGGTCTATGCGCCCACCAAGGAACAAGCTACTGTCATAGTTCAATACAGAGTCTATGACGGCAGCGAGGAGTTTTGGGGAAATGTGCAACTCCAGCTGGATGATGGCACTATTGGTGTCGCCACCAGCTGGCAGTTGATTCGAATCTGAATAGCTGCGTCCCAGCCAGGAGACGCAGGGCGAGTGGGTTAATGACCGCGACTCGCACCTTTTATTATGGAGAATTATAATGTTGCAAGATGACTTTTTGTGGTGCCAGAAGTATCGCCCGCACACTATCGATGAGTGTATTCTCCCAGAGAACCTGAAGTCTACATTTCAGGAATTCGTGAGTCAAGGAAATATTCCTAACCTGCTGTTGACTGGTTCGCAAGGAACTGGTAAGACGACCGTTGCGCGCGCAATGTGCGAAGAACTCGGTCTTGACTACATCGAAATCAACGGTTCTATGAACGGCGGTATTGACACGCTGCGAACCGAAATCAAGAACTTTGCTTCTACTATCTCATTCGGCGGTGGTCGTAAGATGGTTATCCTCGACGAGGCTGACTATCTAAACGCACAATCTACTCAGCCCGCTCTTCGCAACTTCATGGAAGAGTTCTCGAAGAACTGCGGCTTTATTTTGACTGCAAACTTCAAGAACAGAATTATCGAGCCGCTGCATTCGCGATGCTCTGTTATTGAATTCAAGATTCCCAACAATCAGAAACCGAAGTTAGCTACTCAGTTCCACAAGAGAATTTGTGCTATCCTCGAGAAAGAAGGCATTGAGTTTGATAAGGCAGTTGTTGCCGAAGTAATCACCAAGCACTTCCCTGATTGGCGCCGAGTTCTCAACGAGCTCCAACGTTATTCTGTCACTGGCAAGATTGATACTGGTATCCTTTCTAACCTCGGCGACGAAAATTTCAAGGGACTTATAGAACTCCTCAAGAATAAGCGTTTCACCGACATGCGTAAGTGGGTTGCAGAGAATCTGGACACGGAACCGACTGCATTCTTTCGAAAGTTCTATGACATGTCCGCGACCTATATGAAGCCGAACAGCATTCCACAGATGATTCTTCTTCTTGGTCGCTATCAGTATCAGTCAGCGTTCGTGAGCGATCAGGAAATCAATACTGCTGCCTTCTTGACCGAGGTGATGGTCGAAGCTGAATGGTTGTAGTGTATGTCGAATCCATTTGATTATATAAACAGCATCAACCAGACTAAGAAAGACATAATTCTAGGTAGTGAAAACCCAGAACTTGCCGAGAAACAGTATAATGCATTCCTTGTCAACCGAGGGCTATCTTATTTTGCAGACACCATTCTTTATTCTAATGAGATGAATATGTTGCCTGGGTTGCCTAATCTTCTTCAGTATGAGTATTTGATGGCTTCCGTCCGAAAGGGAAAGAGGTTTTCTAAGTGGGCCAAGGCAGAAAAACACCAGCGCCTCATGGATATATCAGAATACTATGGCTGTTCTTTGGTAAAGGCTTCAGAAATATCTACGGTTCTAACAGATGGACAATACAAAGATATTCAGGAAAGACTGAGCCACGGAGGAGTTAATCGGTAATGCTCTTGTGATAATGTGATTCCGCTAAGTTATTAAAAACCTAAATAGTTGGCGGAAGAGCAAAACCACTCGAATTGAGCAAAGCTAGTAAAGATGAAATTGTCATGCAACTCTAAGCAAGTAAATCTCTACAGTGTTAGCTACCGAGTATCATAAAACTACAATAAGGTGGAAACACAAATGACTTCATTAGATACTTTTATCGAAGTGAGGCTGAAAGACGAACAGGACTTTTTGAAAGTCAAAGAAACCCTGACTCGTGTCGGAGTGGCCTCAGAAAAAACTAAGACCCTATATCAATCATGTCATATTTTGCACAAACGCGGCAAATATTACATAGTACATTTCAAAGAATTATTTTGGCTGGACGGAAAACCTTCCACGCTAGACGAAGAAGACATCGCTAGAAGAAACACTATTGCCAATCTCTTATCTGACTGGGGATTAGTGGAACTTATTGCTCCAGAGATGAGCGAAGAAAATCAAGCACCTATGAAGTTTATTAAAGTCATCCCGTACAAAGAAAAGCATGAGTGGGAATTGATCAGCAAATACCAGATAGGAAAAAAATATTAATGAGTAATTTTGAAAGTGTTGGCGCGTTTATGCGCACGTTTAACCAAGAAGTCAAGGATGGTGCTGGATTTCCTTCTGATGATATTTGTGACCTTCGGGTTAGACTTATCGCGGAAGAGCTAGATGAATTGCAAGAAGCAATTCGTGATAAGGATATTGTTGAAGTCGCCGACGCGCTGACCGATTTGCTATACGTTGTTTATGGTGCCGGACATTCGTTCGGAATAGATTTAGATGTTTGCTTTGAAGAAGTCCATCGTTCAAACATGTCTAAATTAGGATTGGACGGGAAGCCAATTTACAGAGAAGATGGAAAAGTTCTAAAAGGTCCAGCATTTTTTGAACCAAATCTGGCCAAATTCATAAAAAGGTGATATAATGGAAAAGAATCAAAAGAAAAACAATAAGACCCCGACGACGCCAGTTCGTACTGCGCCGGCAGTTGCTCCTGTGACTGCCCCGTCGGCGACGAAGAAGAAAAAGAAACGCTATTATGCTCCCAGAAACAAGGCGAAAAGCGAACTGTCGATCGATTCTCCAAAGCCTGTCAGGCAACCAGCCGAAGCTGTGATTGTTTGGCAACCGGAAGAAGAACAGGGCGTATTCAAAAAGTTCGTACAAAAGCTGGTTTCTTTCTTCAAGTGATATAAATATAGTGCGTCGCCTTTTGGGACGCACTATACTTAACAACTCGCTTAATATAAGGAGAAATACTATGAACTCAATTAGCATGATCACTGCGTTTGACAAATCTATCGACGACTTGTTCAGAGCAGCAAATACAACTATCAAATACCCGCCTTACAATCTAGTCAATGTTATCGAACAAGAATACAAACTAGAGTTTGCAGTTGCTGGCTTCAAGAAAGAAGAACTGGAAATTCTTGTAGAAGGCAACAAACTAGTAGTCAAGGGCAAATCCAATACAGAAATCGAACCAGTATACTTGCACAAGGGAATCGCGAAGCGAGCCTTTGCGCAGTCGTTCACTCTTTCGCCAGAGATGATCGTTACTGGTTCTGATCTCTCGGATGGTATTTTGACCATTTACATGCGTAAGGAAATTCCAGAGCATCTGAAGCCGAGAAAGATTAAAATCGGCGGTGCACCAGAAGAGAAATCTTTCTTGGTGGAATAACNTTATCAATGCGTGATTTTAGTAGTATGATGAATCGGGAGCGTTATACGCTACCCATTCTTTGGAGGTAAATATGAAGAAAGAAAAACCAGACTCAGGGCGACCTCAACTCCGAAGAGTTCGGCACATGCGCCCGATATAACTCAAACAAAACAAGATACGATTTGGTTCCTACCCATCTGCTAAAATCAACTGCAGACGTTTTTGAATACGGCGCAAACAAATATGCCGCGTGGAACTGGGCGAAAGGCGGACCAATGAGTCAGTATATTGGTTGCGTCAAGCGGCATCTCGCTTCTATCGAAATGGGCGACGACATTGACCCAGAATCTAAATCTCGCCATATTGGTCATGCAATCTGCAATCTATTGATGATGGAACAGCTGCTAAATCTTATTGAGCAGCATCCTGAACTTGCACACCTAGACGACCGTCCAAAGAAGTGGTTTGAAGGGCAGAAATATTAATGAAGTTTTACACCTCTGTTGAACAGCGAAGAAACGATTTGATGGTTCGTGGCTATGAAAATGGCAAACGATTCCAGAGACGCATCGCGTACAAACCTTACTTGTTTGTTCCGTCAAAACAGAAGACCGAGTTCAGAACTCTAGACAACCGTCCGGTAGAGAAGCTTCAATTCGATTCTATTGGCGAAGCCAGAGATTTCGCAAAGCAGTATAAAGATATTTCTTCTTTTGAATTCAGTGGCCTGAATCGTTGGTCATACGTGTATATCAACGATGAATATCCTGGCGAAATGGATTTCGACATGTCTAAGATTCGGGTAAATTATCTTGACATCGAGACTGATTCTCGCGGCGGCTTCCCGAACATGAAAACTGCAGACAAGGCAGTAACAGCTATCACGCTCAGCGATGGTTTGGTTTTCTATTCTTGGGCTCTCAAGGGTTTCGTTCCCAATCGCGAAGATATTGTGTTCGAGGAATGCGTCAGCGAAAAAGAAATGCTGATGAAGTTCATTCGCAAGTGGCGCGAACTTGATGCTGACATTGTGACTGGTTGGAACGTGGAAGGTTTCGATATTCCGTATCTGTACAACCGTATCGCCAATTTACTGGGCGAAGACGAGGCCAAGAAGCTTTCGCCTTGGAACATGTCAGAGTTTCGTAGCTACTACGATAAGATGGGTCGCGAACAGAATGTTGTTGAACTTGTTGGACTGCCAGTGCTTGACTATTTCCAGCTGTATCAAAAGTTCACATACATCAAGCAAGAGCAATACTCACTCGACTATATCGCCCAGGTAGAACTTGATGAAAAGAAAGTTGACTATCGCGCGTTGGGTTATGTGAGCCTCGATGACCTGTATCAGCGCAACCATCAGTTGTATATGGAGTACAACGTACACGACGTCGCGCTGGTGATTAAGCTCGAACAGAAGATGAAGTTCATCGAACAGGCTTGTGCCATTGCGTACGATGCCAAAGTAAACTATGGCGATGCACTGACTTCCGTGTTGTTGTGGGATGTAATTATTCATAACTATCTGCGCGACCAAGGTATTGTTGTTCCGATGCAGAAGGACAACCACAAGGACGGTCAAATTCAAGGTGCATACGTTAAAGATCCCAACTCGGGCAAATATGATTGGATTGTTTCTTTTGACTTGAACTCGCTTTATCCGCATTTGATTATGCAGTACAATATTTCGCCCGAGACATACGTCGAGACATTACTTGGTATGAACGCAGACCGAGTACTCGCACATGGCATCCCGCAAGAGGTGAAGGATCAGGGACACACGATGGCCAGCAACGGCGCGGTGTTTCGTAAAGACATCCATGGTTTTCTGCCTGCGCTGATGAAGAAATATTACGAAGATCGTAAGCGATTCAAGAATATGATGATTGATTGCCAGAAGAAGCTGCAGAATGACAAAGGCAACCAGGAACTAGAACGCAAGATTGTCCAGTACAACAACATGCAAATGGNNAAGAAGATCTCGCTAAACTCAGCCTACGGCGCGTTGTACTAACAAATATTTCAGGTTTTATTCTAACGATTTGGCCGAGGCAATTACTGTTTCGGGTCAGACTTCTATTCGTTGGGCCATGGATAACATGAATCGTTATCTTAACAATCTGCTCGGCACTGACAAGGATTATGTCATTGCTTCGGATACTGACTCGTTGTACGTGGAAATGAAGGGCATTGTTGACAAATTTGTTCCAAATAAAACTGTTCAAGAAAAGGTAGAATTTCTTGACAAAGTTTGCGAAGGAAAGATTCAACCCTTCATCGACAAGTTCTACGGAGAACTCGCCGAGCGAGTTAATGCATACGAACAAGCTATGCAGATGAAGCGCGAGGCCATTGCAGAAACTGCTGTTTGGACTGGCGCGAAACGATACATCATGAATGTCTGGAACAACGAAGGTGTGGCATACAAAGAAGCCAAGTTCAAGATGGTCGGCATTGAAGCTGTTCGGTCTTCGACCCCTACTATCTGTCGCGGCGCTATCGAGGACGCTGCCAAGATCGTGTTGTCTGGGCGCCAAGAGGATCTGTTTGAGTATATCGAGAAGTTTCGGGTGTTGTTCCACAATGCCAATCCAGCTGAAATTGCAAGAAACAGCAGCGTTAAAGAAATGAGCAAGTATACTCTGGGAGATAAGGGAGTTCCTATGCATGTCAAGGGCGCACTGAATTACAATGAAATGCTAAGGAAGCTGTCCCTGGAAAACAAGTATCCCAGAATCAACGACGGCGATAAGATTAAGTTTGTGTCTTTGACTCTTCCAAATCCTGCTCGCTGCGAAGTAATCGCGTTTCCAGCTGGCTATCTCCCACCAGAGTTTAATATCGAGAAATATATTAATCGCGAAGATCATATGGGCATTGGCTTTATGACTCCCATAACAACAATCGCCACAGCCGCAGGTATGAAGACGCAGCACGTGGCCACACTAGAGGACTTCTTTTCATGAGCAAGAAGATTGATTTTGACTTTGATTTTGACTTCGGATTTTCTTCTGTTCCTGCAGAAGAAGTCCTGAAGAGCACCGAAGTAGAGCAGCTACAGGCTGATCTTCTCGCAGAAAAAGAGAAAACTGAGGCAGTAATAAATGCAATCATGCCGCTGCTCAACAATCTGGCCAAGAATCCAGAGAATGAATACATATTTTGGCCAGACAGAGTTTCAAAAATAGAACAGTTCAAGAAAAAGCTGATGAAGCTTCGATAGCTTTACTAATTTGAACATTAAGTATATAATATATGATAAACAACCAGAGGTAGATTATGTCAGCATTACTTGAAAAACTGAAGAAAAACACAACCATCAAAGAAACCAACATCCTTTCAGATTCAATTCTGTTTTCCAAGAAGGATATGATTCCCACTAAGATTCCTGCGATCAACGTCGCGTTGTCTGGTCGTTTGGACGGCGGCATGACTCCGGGTCTGACTGTTTGGGCGGGTCCTTCCAAACACTTCAAGACTGCGTTCTCTCTTTTAATGGCGAAGTCCTATATGGATAAGTACCCAGAATCAGTCATGCTGTTCTATGACTCTGAGTTTGGTACTCCGCAATCGTATTTTGATTCTTTCGGCATTGATACGACGCGCGTCATGCATACTCCTATTACTGACATCGAGCAGATTAAGTTCGACGTTATGCAGCAGATGAATGAACTGAAGCGCGGCGACAAAATCATTATCGTTGTAGACTCCATCGGCAATCTAGCTTCGAAGAAAGAGGTCGACGATGCTCTTGATGGCAAGTCAGTCGGAGATATGACTCGCGCCAAGCAGTTGAAGTCTTTGTTCCGTATGGTCACGCCGCATCTGACAATGAAAGATATTCCGATGGTTGTGATCAATCACATCTATATGGAACAGGGTATGTATCCGAAGGCGATTGTTTCAGGCGGTACTGGTATCTACTACTCGGCACAGAATATCTATATTGTTGGACGCCAGCAAGAGAAGGATGGAACTGAACTTACTGGATATAATTTCATTATTAACGTCGAGAAGTCACGATACGTTCGAGAGAAGTCCAAGATTCCTATTACCGTTTCCTTCGAGGGCGGCATTTCTACTTGGTCTGGTTTGCTTGACATGGCTCTAGAGTCGGGGCACGTTGTAAAGCCGAGCAACGGTTGGTATTCTCGTGTGAATACCCAGACTGGTGAAATCGAAGAAAAGAAGTTCAGAATCAAGGATACCGACACCAAGGATTTCTGGATGCCTGTTCTTGGTGATTCAACTTTCCAGGATTGGATCAAAACCAACTATCAGATCTCTAATGGTTCTATTATGACTGACGAAGAAGTAAAAGAAGCATATGAAGGAATTGAAGATTAATGATTGAGGAACTGATTCTATCGAACCTAGCCTTTAACGAAGAGTACAGCCGCAAGGCTCTACCCTTCGTCAAGGAAGAATACTTCTCAGACGATTCACAACGTCTGGTGTATCAGCTGGTCAAAGATTATGTTGACAAATATAATACGCTTCCTTCTCGGGAGGCGTTGGCCATCGATCTAACATCAAAGGATGGTGTTGCGGGTGGTCGATTCGAGCAAGCCAAAAAGTTGGTCGGTGAACTGAACGCGGAAGATCATTCCATGGATTGGCTTGTTGACAAGACTGAGAAGTTTTGCCAAGACAAGGCTATCTACAACGCCATCATGCAGTCCATTAAAATCATGGACGAAAAGTCTGAACAAACGCGCGGCGCAATTCCAAAATTGTTGTCTGATGCCCTGGGTGTCAGCTTTGATAGCAACATCGGTCACGACTTCCTGGAAGATTATGAGTCTCGGTTTGAATTCTACCATCGCCGCGAAGAACGAATCGAGTTCTCGCTTGACTACATGAACAAGATTACCAAGGGCGGTCTGCCTCGTAAGACTCTGAACATCATATTGGCTGGTACTGGCGTTGGTAAATCCCTGGCCATGTGTAGCTTCGCTGCTGATAATCTCATCAAGGGTAAGAATGTTCTTTATATCACCATGGAAATGGCTGAAGAAAAGATTGCTGAGCGAATTGACGCGAATCTTCTCGACACCAACATTCAAGACCTAGAATCTCTTCCTCGAGATTCGTATGAGAAGAAGGTAGCGCGTATTCGACAGAAGACAGTTGGTAAGCTAATCGTAAAGGAGTTCCCGACCGCGTCAGCTGGCTCTGGTCATTTCCGCCATCTGTTGAATGAGCTTCGCCTCAAGAAGAACTTTACACCAGATATTATCTACATTGATTATCTGAATATTTGTTGTTCGTCCAGAATTAAGTCTGGCGCCAATGTCAACAGCTACACTTACATTAAGGCTATCGCCGAAGAACTTCGCGGTCTCGCCGTGGAATTTAATGTACCAGTTGTATCTGCGACCCAAACTACGAGAGGTGGATACAGCAACACCGACGTAGGCTTGGAAGACACTTCGGAGTCTTTTGGTTTGCCAGCAACCGCCGACCTGATGTTTGCTTTGATTTCATCGGAGCAGCTTGAGTCGCTTGGCCAGCTTATGATTAAGCAGTTGAAGAACCGCTACAACGACCCGACATTCCACAAGCGTTTCGTAGTTGGTGTTGACCGCGCGAAGATGCGACTTTACGATGTTGAGCAAACCGCACAAAGTTTGTCAAATGAAGAAGACAAGCCAGCTTTCGATAAAACAGAATTCGGTACGCGGATGAAAACTTCTGAGAACAACAAGGGTAAGTTCAAGAACCTAGACTTCGGCTAAGTTATTGAATTATAAGGAATCGTAAGTTATTGATTCATAAGGCTTTTCAAAAACCCCTGGGAAACCAGGGGTTTTTGTTTTACTGATTGCTGTTTTTCAGGCAAAATAGTCCTATATTTCAAGGAGAGCCACATGGCTGAGAATATTTACGAATACAATTCTTCGAAAGAGTACCTTGCGCGTTTGCTCGCCAAGGAGAACATCAGCGTTATGCGTTCGCCGACTTATTCTACTGCTTTCTTCGACCTTCAGGGTCGCGTGATGCATCTTCCTATTTGGAAGACGACCGAAGAAGTGTATGACCTGCTTACCATTCACGAAATGGCGCACGCTTTGTTTACTCCGACTGCGGGGTGGCACACTGCTGTCTGCGATAATCCGACTAAGAAAAGCTACTACAACATCATCGAAGATGCACGAATCGAGAAGCTTATCAAGCGTCGTTATGCTGGCGCAGTCAACACCTTCCGCGAAGGCTATAAGCAGCTGAATGACGACGACTTTTTCGGTATTGTCAAGCACAACATCGACGTAAGCAAAGCATCTCTCATCGACCGAATCAACATTTACTACAAGATGGGTTCTCTGATTCACGTTCGCTTCAGCGAAAAAGAACTCTGTCTGGATTCAGCGCATCGACGCGGCTGAAACATGGGAAGATGTCGTCAAGATTGCTGATGAACTTTTTGATTTTTCCAAAGAGAATGCTCTGACTGAAATCCAGGCGGAAATTGTTTTTGACGAAAATGGAAAAAAGATTGAAGGAAACAAATCTGCCGAATGTGAAGGCAACGATAATAGTCACGGCAAGGAAGGAGGCGACGGAATCTCTTCTTTGACTGACGAAGAATATCGCCACCGAATGTACGACTACGAGAACAAGGCTTCTCATACTGGATATGATGTTCCCGCTTTTCTTCGCGTCGGCGACGTGGATTCTTCTAAGTGGGTTGTAAATGCTTCTAAAACTCGAGAACTACTAAACAGTTTATTTGTTCACTTTCACGAAAAAGTGACAAGCGTTGGCAACGAGTTCATGAACAAGCAGAAAGCTGTCGTGAATACGATGGTCAAGGAATTCGAAGCTAAGAAGCGCGCCAGTTCCTACGCTCGCAATCAGTGGGCGAAGTCTGGTCGCCTCGACATGAAGAAACTTGCCAAGTACCAGCTGGCGGAAGATATCTTCCGCCGAAACATCATTGAGCAAAAAGGTANTAAATCATTCCATGGTAATGATTGTGGATTGGTCTGGCTCGATGGGAGCGCAGCTTTACGATACAGTTGTTCAGACTATCAACCTTGCAATGTTCTGTAGGAAGGCAGGCATTCCTTTCTCTGTGCAAATCATGTCTAATCACCGACATCCTTTCTGCGAACCGCCTCGGTACAACGAAAAAGACCACATATGGCGTTCACAACAATGTAACAATGTTTGAAGTCCTCTCTTCAGACAGCAACAATCAGCAGTTCAATAAAGACGTTCATAACTTCTATGCTTTGAGTTTTGTTGCTGGGCGTCGGGACTACGAATCTTCTTTTTCGTCCGACGAATTGAATATTGTACAATCATCAAAGAACGCTCGCTTTTTTTGGCTCGGCGGAACCCCGCTCAATGCTGCACTTGTGGTGACTGCAGATTTTGTTTCGAAGTTCCGTGCGCGAACCAAGAGCGAAGTGACTAATGTAATTGTTTTGACTGATGGCGAGTCTTGCGGAAATAATCACCAACACCACCGAAAGACGCAAGTTTTCGATGACAAAACGGGTGTGACTTATTTTTCCAAGCCATACGATACTATTTGGGAAACCAACATGTGCTACGACTTGATTCGCGACAGGAATCAAGGTCGCGTCAACATCATCGGATATTTTGTTTCTTCGCCGTATGATGTGAAGCATATGTCTCGTCGATATACTGGAGATTATAACATTACAGTAAAGAACGGATTCCATGTCGTGCATAAAAACCAGTTTATGCGCGCTGATAGATTCTATCTCGTCGCTAACAATAAAATCAAGATTGACGATGAATGGGATTTCGAAGACGAGCCGTTTGGAGCCAAGCGCGAAGATGTGTCAGAAAAAGAATTCTTGAAAGATGTGAAGAAGTCTTTCTCGAATCATACCGCTAGTAAGCGCAACGCTCGCGTAGTTCTGTCTAAGTTCATCGAAGACGTAGCAGCGAAGATTGCTTGACATGCGGATTACAAGTAAATCAGTACCGCCGCGACTACGAAGTTTGACTCGACGAGCAGTAAAGTTTTTCGTAGAAAAGATTCCCAAAGAAAAGGATTTTAGTTTCGACCTAGTACACGTGGAATTCGTTCGGTCGGCAGATAATCATATGGAAGCTTGGTGCGAACCATTCTCATACGGAGGACTGCCGACCGAGTTCGACATATCTTTGAACTCGCAGTTGCTGCCAGAAGAAATCGAAGAACAAGAATACACCAAAATCTTGTTCCATGAATTGACTCATGCCTGGCAGTATGCTACTGGAACTTTGGTATCAAAATGGGAAGACCGAGTCGTGTTTCGTAAAAAGAAGCATTATTTGAACGAAGAATATTTCTTGCTCCCTTGGGAAGTTGAAGCATTCGGCTACGAACACTGTATGAACGCGATGTTTTGGGACGCTCAAGAACCGCGTTGAGCTAAGTTATTGATTCTATTAGAGATTTTATTATTTTACTGCAGCCTAATTCTAGGCTATAATATGTTTGCTTGACAACCTACACAGGACTATATTATGAATTCCAAGCACGAGAAGTTTCTGCTGACTGCCGCCGAGATGTTTCCTGGCGCCAACGCTCTAACCCGACCCCAGTTGATTGAGGTCACGGAAGCCTGTGGCGTTTCGTATGGTTTCATCGCTGGTGACCAGTCGCTGCGTGTTTCGCGTGGCGTGTATTCGCTTCCTTCGATGCACCTTGCGGTAGATAACACTTCCTCGCGGAAAGTTGCTCCTGCGAAGAAGCACAATGTTGCTACGACTCCTATTGTTGAGAACGTCGTGCATACCGAGCGGCGCGTTGCTTCTAACACCTTCGACAGCAACATTCCGACTAAGAATCCCAACTACGTCAAGTTCGGTCATCATGCTGACCTGAAGCGTATCGTCGAATCTAAGATGTTCTATCCTGTGTTCATCACGGGTCAGTCGGGCAACGGTAAGACTGAAATGGTTTCGCAGGTTTGCGGCGAACTGAAGCGCGAAATGTATCGCGTCAACTTCACTCCGCTGACCGATGAGTCTGACCTGCTTGGTGATAAGACTCTGATTGATGGCAACGTTGTGTTCGAGGAAGGCGCTGTTATCACCGCCATGAAGCGCGGTGCTGTGCTGCTGCTCGACGAAATTGACTACGCCACCGCGCAGGGCTTCACTGTTCTGCAGTCTGTGATGGAAGGCAAGCCCTTCCTGAATAAGAAGACGGGCGAGATTGTCACCCCAGCCGAAGGCTTCAACGTCATCGCAACTGCGAACACCAAGGGTAAGGGTTCGGACGATGGTCGTTTCGTAGGCACTCAGTTCCTGAACGAAGCGTTCCTTGAGCGTTTCGCTATCACCATGGAACAGGAATACCCGACCAAGAAGGTCGAGACCAACATTCTCGAAAACGAGTTCAAGTCCACCCTTGGTGATGCTGAAAGTCAGTTCGTTGGTTATCTGGTTGAGTGGGCTGAGACCATTCGTAAGACTTTCGAGGACGGCGGTGCTAATGAGACCATGTCGACGCGTCGTCTGCTTCACATCGCTCGTGCTTATGCGATGTTCAGTAACCGCCTGAAGGCTGTGAAGATGTGCGTTGCTCGTTTCGATGCTGACACTCGTGATAGCTGGATTGACCTTTACACTAAGATTGACCCGACTACCAGCAAGAAGAATCCTGCGGCTGACGTTACCATTGAATATGTTGATGAAAACGGTGTTCGCACTGCTGTGATGAATGACCCTAAATAGTTTTACTGACATCACGGAGATTCCATATGCGCCTAAGCCTCTTCCGAAATATCCTCCTGACGAGCATCCTAAGTCTGCTGCTAGCAGCGTGTAATCAAGGCGAACCAATTAACCCGGAGTTCGACCAAAGCAATAAGACGTTCCGCGTCAAGATGATTTTCCATGATACACAGGAACAAGTAATAAAAGCAAAAGTAGCTGCGGTCGGTGGTGAGCCTGAGCCGAATCTTCTTGGTTGGGCTGGATGGAACACTAACTACGAAGACTTCTATTGCGAGATACATACTGTTAAGACCAAAAACGAGTAAAACGAAGCCAAATATCACGACGATTGGTCATGAGTTCGTGCATTGCATATATGGGAGATATCACAAGTGATTGGAAAAGGTAATATTTCAGCAAAGATTATTGCTGACTCAGTATCGCCTGATGGCGTTCGCATCACTACGTTCGAGTTGGAGTATCCGCGCTTCATTCACGCTGAGTTCATGACGCACCGTCTGTTCTCTCGCAACGCAGCTTCGTCTCGCGCCATTCCCGTCAACAAGGCGATTGAGCTAGTCAAAGAAAAGACTGCCATGCCCATTCACTGGGGCAAGAACCAGCCAGGAATGAGCGCGAAGGAAGAGTGCAACGAACTTGTCGGCGCAACTGGGCATGCGTTTGGCGCAACTCGCGAAGGCGCATGGAACTTTGCACGAGACAGTGCTATCAGGGTCGCTGAGGCATTCGCCAAGGCTGGATACCACAAGCAAATCGTGAACCGTCTGCTTGAGCCGTTCACCATGATTAAGGTCGTGTGTACCGCTACAGAATACGACAACTTCTTCTGGCTGCGCAATCACCCCGACGCCCAACCCGAGATTGCTGAGTTGGCTCGTGTAATGTGGGAAGAATATAACAACAGCAAACCAATCTATCTTCATCCAAACGAATGGCATGTACCTTATGTCAAGTTTGATGTAATTAGCAGAGGATATTACCTAGACGTTGACCTTAAACAAGAGTGGTTGACCCTAGAAGATGCTCTGGCTGTTTCTTCGTCTTGTTGTGCTCAGGTATCCTACCGTCGCCTTGATGATTCGCTAGAGAAAGCGCGTGACATCTTCAAGCGTCTGGTCGAATCGAAGCCAGTTCATGCCAGCCCATTCGAGCATCAGGCAACTCCGCTGACCTATGATATGGCTGGTGACGTTGAGACAAAGGGAACGACACACGTGGATAGCAGTGGTCGTTCTTGGTCAGGGAACTTCAGGCAGTGGGTACAACACCGTCAGCTGATTCCAGACCACACTTGCTGGGAATATAAACCGTAACACACAAGGGAGCTTCGGCTCCCTTTTTTGTTTTACTAAATATGGGGAGCAGTATTATTTCAGGAATAAAATGATTAACTTTAAGAAGTATCTGGTCGAATCCAAGAATACGCACATGGAGCACGTCGAAGACAACGTTCTGAATGGCGGCGTGGAAGGAGCAAGACAATCCATTAATTTCCTGCAGTCACTTCGCGATATGTTGGCTGGGCATAGCAACGTAAAGATTAACACAACTGTGAAGTGGGATGGCGCACCTGCTGTCTTCGCTGGCATTGACCCAGCTGACGGAAAGTTCTTTGTTGCCAAAAAAGGTATCTTTAACAAGAATCCGAAGGTTTATAAAACCGAAAAAGAAGTTCGCGCGGATACTTCGGGCGACCTAGCAGATAAACTGGTCACGTGTTTGAAGTATCTGCCTTCGCTGAACATTAAGGGAGTTATTCAAGGCGACCTTATGTTTACTCAGAGCGACCTGAAAGTACAAACCATCGCAGGCGAGGAATGCATTACATTCCATCCTAACACAATCATATATGCTGTTCCGCTAAACACCTCGCTGGCAAAACAAATACAGTCAGCCAAGATGGGAATTGTGTGGCATACTGTCTATACCGGAAAATCCTTCGAAACAATGAAGGCTAGTTTCGGCAAGAACATTAAGGGCAAGCTAACTCCAAGTAAGAACGTGTGGTTCGATGATGCTACCTATCGCGACGTCACTGGCACTGCTACGATGACTGCCGCTGAAACAGCACAGGTCACTGGTATTTTGTCGAAGGCTGGTAAACTGTTCTCGACTATACCCGCAAGCGTATTGAATAGTATCTCAGAAGAAGAAGAACTTCTCGTGATGATTAAGACATACAACAATAGCAAGATTAGAGCTGGCGAAGTTTTAATCGACAACGCAGACACCCATACTACTGGGCTTGTCAACTTCATTAGTGATAAGTTCCGAAAAGAAATGGAAAGCAAGAAAACCGAAAAGGGAAAGCAGGCAGTAAAGGAAAGACAGACGAAGGTTATGAAATTCTTTACTACTCATCCCAAGACGCAAATCAACAAGGTCTTCGAACTAATGAAGCTCATCATAGAAGCTAAATTAGTGTTGCTGGGTAAAATGAACAAGGCTGGCGGAATGGGAACTTTCCTAAAAACACAGAGTGGTTTCAAGGCGACCAGCCAAGAAGGTTTTGTGGCCATCGATCACAGCGGAAAGAATGCTGTCAAGATTGTCGACAGACTAGAGTTTTCCCGCGCTAACTTTTCGCCTGACATAATTAAAGGCTGGATGAGATGAAAAAGTTTATCCCTTTCTTACTTGAAGATGCTTGTCCTATTGCTACACAGGATATTCATGAGAACTTAGAAAATCGTCAGCATGCAATCGACGAATATTATTATGGTCCAGCTAATCCCAACGAGCCAGGAAATTACTGGAAAGAAGCAGCGAAACGATGGAAGATTGACGAAGATACTGCTAAGACGATGAAATGCGGCAACTGCGCTGCGTTTGACGTTTCGCCAAAAATGCTAAAATGCATCGAATCTGGCATTGTCAATGACGTTAAACACGTCGACGGCGAGAAGACTGTTGACTTAGCAGAGCTGGGTTATTGTAATCTCTTTCACTTCAAGTGTGCCGCCAGCCGATCTTGTACCGCTTGGTTGGTCAATGGACCAATCAAATGAGGTTGTTTGAATCAAAGACAGCTAGCCTGACAATATTTGATATTGATGACACGCTGTTCACCACAGATACTAAGATTCATATTGTCAAAGGTGGAAAGCGCATCAAGTCACTAACTCCTGCTGAATTTAATGTGTATAAAGTAAAGGGCGGAGAATCACTTGACTTTTCTGACTTTCGCAGCGCAGAAGTGTTTCATAAAACAGCCAAACCAATTGCTGCTGTGTTTAAAACAGCCAAGCGCATCATCTCTCGCTTCAGCGCATACGCTAACAAGAAGATAATTATTGTCACTGCGCGCGGCGATTTAGACGACAAGCAAGTTTTCCTTGATACATTTAAGAAGTATGGGTTTGACATTGGAAAAGTGCACGTACATCGTGCAGGTAATGTCGGCGGATCAAGCTCAGCTCAAAACAAAAAAGTTGTTATCCGCGAACTAATAAAAGATAACAACTACGAAATGGTTCGCCTATTCGATGATGCGAAGGCGAATCTTGATGCTTTGCATGAATTAGAATCCGAGTTCCCAACCATTAAGTTTGAGACTTTCTTTGTCGACCACAATGGCTCTATCTCAAGGTACAAATCGCCTAAATAGTGTATAACTTCAATGGAATGAACTATGAGTCGTAGACCAAAACAAAAAGTAGAAACTAAACCCTGGTGGAAGTCAAAGATTTTATGGCTTAACTTTGTAGCAGGTTCTCTTGCTGCTTTAGATATGATGAACCATACAGTACAAGAGTTCTTTATTAGCGTTGGGCTAAATAATTTTGGTTCTACTGCGATCATCTTAATCGCCATACTCAATGTTTTCTTTAGGCTTATAACAACAACGGCAATCGGAAGTCATGAATCTAATAATCGATAATCACGAAACACGAAACTTCGACATTTCCCCGCTCGCTTCGGAGGCATTCTCTGAATTAGCAGCCAGAAAGTTCGGAGAAGAACTTGGTCTTGTTCGGGAAGCTGCCCAACATCTAGACAGAGCACTTGCGGTGGTCAGAAGAACTACGTTGAATCGTAACACTACCGACGCAGACCTAGATAAATTTGATGAGCACGCTTCGAAATCAGAAGAAATTCTTGATGAACTAGGCGAACTGGATAGGCATTATTATATTCGCGATTTTCACGAAGCCGGAATGATCAACTGGTATGAGATAGATGTTTCTGAGATCGAAGAACTAGATGAACCTGACATGGAGTTCGACGAGTATGACGATGAAGATGATATTGATGACGAAGATTACGAAACTCCCGAGGAATTAGACTTCGAGAAGTAATTCGCAAACAACGTAACTCAAGAAAGCCAAGGCAATCCTGGAGAAAAAATGAAGTCCTTTATAGAATCAATCAAAGAACAAGCAGCCGAAACTGTCGATCAGAAAGAAGTATCAACAGAAAATAATACTGCGACAGAAAAGAAATCAAAGCGCAAGAACGCGCTCGATATTCTTACCAAGGGCAAAACTCTTGGTGGCGAAACTCCAAACGAGATAAATGTTCGACCGCAGTATATTATGCGAGCTGATGGAATCAAGGAAGAAAAGACCAACGGCAAGACCGTAGTGTTTTCTTTCGGAAGAATGAATCCCCCGACAGTTGGCCACGAGAAGTTAGTCAGAGCTATCGAGCGAGAAGCTAAACTCGCCGGTGGTGTTCCGCGTCTGTATCTATCAAGAACAGAAGGCGACGAAAAAAATCCACTTCCTTATTCGAAGAAGAATAAGTTTGCCAAGATGGCATTCCCGATTGTCAAAGACACGCCTGCTAAGATGATGCCAGCAGGCTTTATCGGATTACTAAAGCACTTAGAAGATCAGTTCGACGACGTAGTTATCGTCGTTGGTTCAGATCGTTTGCCCGCCATCAAAAAACTAGCAGACAGATACAACGGAACAGAATACAAGTACAACTCCATCAAGGTTGTTTCTGCCGGCGAGCGTGACCCCGACGAAGAGGGTGTTGCAGGAATGTCTGCCTCTAAGATGAGAAAAGCTGCAATTGACGGCGACCTAGCTGCATTCAAAGCAGGATTGCCCACCAGACTGAAAGGCGTCGCCAAAACAATTTTCGACGAACTTGTAAATCATCTAAACGAGCATGTAGAGCTTGATGAAGCTGTGCTAACTCTTTCCCAGCGCCTGAAACGCCGCGCCGTTATGCGCCGCATGAAGGGAAAAATCAGAATAGGTAAGAGAAGAGCACTGCGCCGCAAGGCAACTGGTGCAGTCATCAAAAGACGCTCAAAGCGCATCGCGATCAAGATGATGCGAAAAAGAATTCTGCGCGGAAGAGATTACAAAGACCCTTTNTCTTTCTTCTCGCGCAGCAGTAGATCGTCAGATCGCGCGCAGAAAACCAGCCATTTCTAGAATCGCAAAACGAGTAGAGCCTAAGCTTCGACAGGCTGAGAGCCGTCGCAAGTCTGGTTCAGGCTTCAAGTCAATTTCTCTTTCTCCTGCGCCAGCTAAGAAAAAGCTAAAAAGANGAAATCAGCGAGTTCAATTTCATCGAATCAGTCACGCAGCTGTTTGACCAGATTGCGGAAGAAACACGCATTCCTCTGACTCACCTTGAGGAAGCTACTCTGAATCGTAAGTCAAATGAATTCCAGGTGCCGATTGATGTTTTGCGTCAGGTCTACGACCGAGGCGTTGCTGCATGGCACACTGGTCTGCGCGAGAACTCAACACCACAGCAGTGGGGTTTCGCTCGCGTCAACTCATTCCTAGCGAATGGCTACACTGTCAGAACAGCTGACAGTGATCTGCTTGAAGAAACGGGTATTGAAACCGAAGACGAAGAACAAGCTCTGGAAAAAATCAAAACATCAGATGATAAAAAATCATTAGGTCAATACAAGACCAGGGGTTCTACTGCTAAGGTCAAGGCTGCCGCCACACAAAGATTGAAAGAACTCGAAGGCGCATCTTCGGTAGCGTCACCAAATACTAAAGCTGACGAACTGCGAGGCGATAATACCCCAAAGGAAAAAACGCCAAAAGTTGCTGCTGGTGGTGACGCGCCACTTGGTGCGTCGACAGCCGTTTTAGTTCTAAAAAGCACGAAAGCAGTGAATGGTGATTCCGTAGAGGATGGTCGCCGTGCAGACAAGCCTGCTATTACGGAAAAATCTATTCTTTCTGTAGAAGCTCACGCTAAAATGGAACCGAGCTCTGAAGAAGTCCTTAGGAACAAATTCAAAAAATGACACGAAGTCATCATCAGTAAGTCCGATAAGCCTGATGTAGAATACGTTGATGCTATCGACCAGTTGGCTATTAGACGAGGAACGCTGGAAAGACAGCTAGTCGCACTGTCAAAGTCAAAAAATAAAGAAAAGAAACTTCGTTTGAACGAAGAGATTAAAAAAATCAAACAGTTGGAAGATGACCAACGCAATGACCAGCCATCTAAAGTCACCACCGATAAAATAAAAGAGGGAATGCCAAAATACGATAGAAAGAAAACAATTCTTGCTGCCTCCCCAGAACAGAATAAAAACTGGGAAACATCGGGAAGAGAAAATCATTTTTGGTCTTTGAACAATAATGCAAGCGGAACACCAGACCGCTGGCCAGGGGATGACGCTGCTAGATTACTCGAGGGTTTGAGTAATGGAATTGCAGCACAGATGCTGTCTCAAAAAGAACCTCCGTTTGACTTAGATGCTCCCGATGGCATAGCAAGAGTAGCAGCATTTGCGATTAGAAGCAGCCTAGATGCCAACGGCAATGTTGCGGAAGGTTCTTACTTGTCTTCGTTGGGCGGCGAAAATAAGAAGATTTCTAAGGCTGCAGTTGAAAATTTCAAACAGCTACTTTTGGCTGACAATGCGGTAAGGATTAATCCAAATAAAACTAATGCAGAAATACTATCATCGTTAGACCATAGACAACTAGCACAAATGTTAGTGGCAGTTGGTATGGCTGGCGCGAAGCGAGATTTGTGCAATACGGCTTGCGACAACCTTGGGTGGGACAGAAACAAAGTTTCCGCTGTTGGATTTGCTGGTTCTAAAAGACAAATAGATTCTGCTGTATCTGACCCTTGATGCAGAAGCTAAAAAGACAAAAAGANNCTGGTATTGAACGACCATATGTACCTAACTAAAAGCGGATATATGTTAAGCATTGATAAAGCCAAAGAATTAATCTATAATGCTGGCGGCGGAGACAATTCGTCTGACTGTACTCTCATGGTTAGAAATGACGAAACTGGCGAAATTATGTTTACACAAACTTCTGATAAAGCTAACGAAGAAGCTTTGTTTGGAAACAGCACTCCTCGCAAGCAGCTAGAATCATATCAAGAACACATAGATTCTTTGTATCGCCTCGGACTTGTATCTGAAGAAGAATACCAGGAATCCAGAGAATTGATGGAAAAGCATTCATACGAATTGAGAAGAGCTGAATCGGAATATGATAATTTCAATATTTCGCTTTCTAAAGCAATGTTGGAACATGCAAACAACGGCAAAATGTCTGACATTATGGAAGTTGCGGGTAAACTTTCTGATGGACCGAACCCAAAAGAATATCTAAATGCTGTGTTGAAGCATCCGCGCGTTAAAGACAGGAACGATTTAGACGAACAACAAAAGCTCAAGATGATGTTCGAACATATGCAAAAGGCATTCGATTATCCAGAAGACGATAAAGAGAATGGTTTGGCTGGCTATACGCGCGACCAAAAAGAATTCATGAAACGATTGACCAACCCAGACAGATGGAGAATATACAGAGAAGCGGCGCCGAAGATTGACTTGAACGAAAGATCAAAGCACGTCGAAAACATTACTCGCGCTCCAGAGAAATTCATCAACTCTTTGGGCGATGTAATTCCTAGACACGCAGCAACTATTCATGGAAAAGAATTGGCGGACCGCTCCCACATATCGCAATATATTGCGGGCGGCACAAATCCATCTGGTGACCCGGCTGCGTCTGATTGCTACAGTATGATTGCAGGCTCTAATTTGATTATTCCAGAATATTACAAGGAAGAAATTCTACCTGGGATAAGAAATATGCAAGAGTTTTGTGAAAAGGTAAAAACAGCGCCAACCACCATAGTATATGATAAATTTGGAAATGCAACTGGCGGTGTTTCTGCAATTCGTGGCACTCCAGGTTCTAAGGTACAGCTAGATGGGTCGACAGTTGCATATATTTCAGAAACTGAAAACGACAGAGATAACGAATTTTTCGAAAGAAGAATCAGAACGAAGGGTGGTTCATTTGCATCAGCAATGAGTTGGTCTAGAAAGAAAATGAAAAGCCTGGCAAATAGAAATAAAGCAAGAGGTAATTCTTTGATTGCTAAAATGACAAATGGGCTATACACATCCACATTCATTGGTTTCAATGACTTCCTCGTAGAGTCTGCTGACAAAGCAGTAGGCAACGTTCCTGTAATCAACGCGAAGCCAATACACCACAAGGCATCTGGCCACAAGTATCACATTCATCACATGATGAACCCAGACCTTGCGTTGAAGCATCAGGTCAAACACGCCGAAGCAAACGTCGACAGAGATGTTGACTCGGACATCGATCAGTTTGACAAGAAAACTTCCAAGCTTCCTGATGAAGTATCAGTGCCAACAAAAACAAGCACCAAGCAATTCTTTGACAAGTATAAAAAAGAACGCGAACACATTCACGCGGGCGAACCAATCGACGAATCTGAAGATCAAACACAAACAGGCGGCGGAAACTGGTACATCGATGCTACTGGTCAGAAAGTGCAGGTCATGTCTGTTTCTGCTAGAAAGAATCCTAGAGACGTAGAAAAGTATTTGTCTATGAAAGATTTCCTTAAAACACAACCAGAGAAAGAATAATGAAGACATTTAAGCAATTCATGTCAGAAGGTCCAATGAGCCCAATGCCTGCAGAGAAGGGATTGAAGCGAAACTTTTTTCATGGCAACTACGGCGGATTTGGCAACAGAGGCGGAAAGCCGACTGATAAATTAGATGCAGAATTTCAAAAGCATGATACAGGATATCACTATTACTAAAAAACCAAGTAGATAAGAAAAAACATGATGCTGCGCTAGTTAAATCTACTGGTAAGCTAGTCAAAGATAAAACGCTGCCAGTTACAACTAGAGCAAAGGCTGGACTTGCTCATGCATATTTTAGAACAAAACTTCGATAGTTCCTCAATCAAGAGAAAGAATAATGAAAACATTTAAAGAACTTTATGAAGCCTGTTGTGCTGCTTGCGAAAAGACTGAAGAGAACATGGAAGAATCAGATTCAGGTTTAGCAGCCAAAGCTGAAAAGTCTGGTGTTTCCCTTGGAACTTTGAAAAAAGTTTACAAGCGTGGTGTCGCTGCTTGGAACTCTGGTCATCGTCCAGGAACAACACCACAACAGTGGGGCATGGCGCGAGTCAATTCTTACATCACCAAAGGCAAGGGAACTTATCACGGTGCTGATAAAGATTTGCGCGAAGAAGAACTAGAAGAAGTTGCAAAAGATAAAGAGTCAGGTTTGCCAAAGAAATATGTTTCTGGTCTGTCGCCAAGCACAGCGAAAGCAAGAGCAGCACACTGGGATAAGATGGACAAACTTTCTGACAAAGATCCTGCTGCGTATGAGCCAGCTCCTGGCGACGCAACTGCTAAGACTAAAGAATCAAAACACACTATCAAAGCTCGTAAGATGTTTGGTGAAGCGTGCTGGACTGGATACAAGAAAGTCGGCATGAAAAACGAAAGGCGACAAGATGGTTCCTAACTGCGTACCAGAAGAAGTCGAGCAGGTTGACGAAGTTTCCAAGAAGTCGACTCTCGGCAAATTCCTGAGAAGCAAGGAAGCTGACCGCAAGGGTCTAGAAGCCGCTGGAAAACGTTTGGGCAGCTAAAGACGACAAGGAAGCCGACAAGAACATTCGCAAGTCGAATCGCTACTTCAATCTGACTCAAGGCAAGAACAAGACGGATGGCGGATTCCCGAAGACAACCTACAAGGAAGAAGTCGAACAGATTGACGAAGGTTCAATGGACACGATGAACCTAAAGCAGCTTTACTGACAAGCACAAATCGCACCACGAAAGCGGAAGAGGCTCTGAGCGTTCGTATAAGGCAATGGGCGCAATCGAAAAGCACGTAGAGAAAAAGTACGGTAAGAAAGCCAAGGATAAGATGGTTGGTGATACCGATCACTATGCTGCTCATGGTGGCTCTATGCCAGCGCCGCGTAAAATAAAGGAAGAAAACGAAAACAAACCTCTGAACAAACCAATGCGCGACAGCAGCGGTAAAAAGAAGTTCAAGGTATTTGTCAAGAACGAAAAGGGTAATGTCGTGAAGGTTGGCTTCGGCGACCCAAACATGGAAATCAAGCGCGACGACCCAGAACGCAGAAAGAACTTCCGCGCAAGACACAACTGCGACACTGCAAATGACAAGACAACTCCGAGATATTGGAGTTGTAAAAACTGGTCAAGTAAGCCTGTTTCGGACATCGCGAAATGAGTAAGACTCTATGCGAAGCACTTGGTATGCGTTTTGTAGAGATACAATACGACAACCTAGATACGAAAGAATATAAGGGTTCTTCGGACCAATCCAAGTATGGTAAACTGGGCGGGCGGGCGTTTTACGATAACAAAACGGAAGAACAAAAAAAAAGAATGGCATGCAGCTGGAGGAAGAAAAACAGCTGGTAGAAATAGAAATATCGGTAAAGGTTCTATGTCTACAAAAGGTGCCAAGAATATCAAAGAAGCCAGATTAAAAAGTAAGCGTTGGGCTTGTCCGTTTGGATGCGTCGGGAGATGCGGAGGAACAGAGTTCGACGGCGGAAATTTCACAAAACATATGAGATTCGTCCACAAGTGGTCAGACGAACAGATTCTCTCTGCGAAGGTAGAAGCCTAAATATAGCATTCTAAGGAGTTTATCCATGTTACAAGATACAATGAAGACAATTTTAGCTAATACAGTTGCGCTAAAGTATAAAGCGCAGGGCTATCACTGGAATGTGAAGGGCATGTTCTTCCCGCAGCTGCATGATTTTTTCGGCGACCTTTATGAAGAAGTCGGTGCAGCAATCGATCCCACAGCAGAAGAGATTCGTACTCTTGATGTTGATGCTCCGATGGGTCTTGTTGCATTCGTAGCTCTTAAAACTATTCAAGACGGCACTGCTACTTCTCCGGTAGAAATGATTCTCGACCTGTACCAGAGCAATATGGAAATGATTAATCTTCTAACTCGCGCATTTGAAGAGTCAGAGCAAGCTAAGAAATACGGCATGAACGATTTTATCGGAAACCGTATTGACGCGCACGAGAAACACAATTGGATGCTTCGTACTATCGCCTCTGGTGTCGGAGTTCGCGAAGAGGTAAATCAAAAGATTGCTGACATTAATGAGAAGTACAGTTTTGCTTCTTGGAATAAATCGCGTAAAAAATAAGGAACAGCTATGACTAATGTTTTCACACAAAAAGATCCACTACTAGACGCAATCAATGGCGTTGTTCTCGGCGAGAAAAAGTTGACTGACGCTGAGCTAAAGAAGCGTGAAGAAATCGCACAGGCTATCGAGCGCGAAAATCCAGAAATGGATATGGGCAAGAAGATGGCCATTGCTACTGCTCAGGCGAAGAAAGTTGCGGAAGAAATAAAAGAAGCTCCAATGTCAGCAGCCGACAAGTTGAAAAAGCGTTTAAACAAACTAGATCCTTCTAGAGAAGCTCGTCAGAAACAAATATCTGATCTTGCTAAGAAATATTCTCCAGAGAAAAAAGAGTCAGAGAAACCAATGAATGAAGCTGAAGACACACAACAGCTGATGCTTCTACGCGCCATGGCTCAGGATCCTTCAGATTTGATGAAAATGAAGCGCGCACTAAAAGCTGGTGACAAAGCATTGACAAATCCTATTCTACGTCAAGAAATTCTAAAGATGCTCGACCAGATGATGAATCTGACCATAACTGACAAGTCGCTTCTTCAGAGAACTCGCATGGGCTTTCAGAAAAAGAAAATGAAAATGCCAGAGGAAGTTCAGATCGGCGAAGCCATCGGTGCTAAAGACAAGCAAGACGAAGGCGAGTATGGATACGAGGGCGATATGGCTATGTCACAGCTGCGCACTATTATGCGAAGCTGCAAAGAAATGACCGAAATCCTGGAAAAAAATACTGATATGCCGGAGTGGGTGCAGTCCAAGCTAACTTTGGCCACTGACTATATTCAAACCGCAAGAGATTATCTAATGTCTGAGCTGGAAGAGCAATTAGAAAGCGAAACTCCATGCAAGTCTGCTGCTGTTCGCATCAAAGAAATTGCCAAGACACCTCTGAACAAGCAGAAACCCGACAAGAAGTAATAAATATGGGTATTATAGTTAGAAACATTGTTAAGAAAGAACGCGATGACGTTAAAAAACCCGTCGTCATCGGCAATTATGCTGAGTGGCGCGCAAACTTGGCAAAGTCGAAAGAGCAAGGAACCATTGAAACTCCTTCGGATGATACGAAATTAGACAATAATAGACAGCCTTCTTCAGAATGGCTTAGTATCAAAGATTCAGATTATGTAAGCCACTTAGTTAAATAACAGGAGAAACCAACATGGCACTATGGAACAACACTGACGACGCTGCTAACTCTGCGATTTTCGCAGCAGCACAAGTCAACCTAGAACCAAACACAGCTAATCAGACTGCTCTGTTTGGAAACACAACTCAAGACGCAATCATTACCGGCGTTGCTGTCGGTCAGTTCGGTGTGACCTCTGACGAAATGGCAGCAGGTCGTGCGGCTGGCGAGCGCCCAGCAGCCGCTGGTTGGGTTCTTCGTACTGAAGGTTCAGGTGGACGCGCTGGTCGCGTTTTCTCTGAGACTTTGGTCGCGTTGAAGACCATCACTGGCGACGCCGAAGATGTCGCATTCCCAGACTTCACTCTATTCTTCACCGTACAACCTGATGATTCAGACGAAGTATCAGCTGGCGATGACGAAATAGCAGTGTTTGCTGTTGAGGCTGATTCTGCTCCAACTGGCGCAACGATCAGCTACCTGTGGCAGTATACAACTGACCCAGGAAACACAGCTTCTTATGCCACAACCGCAGCAGTCGCAGGATTCGCTGGTCAGACAACCGACGAGTTGACTGTTTCCGCCAACACCATTGCTGATGGCACGCTGGTGCGTTGCCGTATCTCTGCAACTGGCGCTGACCAAGTGTTCTCTGAAGACGCTCTACTGACTGTCATTGACTTAATAAACTAACTTCATAATGGACGGTAATTTGAACGCTAAAAACTTCGTGCTCTACGCAGCCAAACATTATGATAATCCTGGTTGCGAGAGCATCGAAGAATTTTACGACGATCTAAATCGTTTTAAGTATATCAAGCGTCTACTTCACCAAATATACAAGAAAAACGGCGAAATCTAAAGAGACGATTAGTTCTAAACCACCTAATCGCTCTTTATANNCTGTTCGGCGCAGTTCCCACAACCCGTATGCTGTTTCTTAGGCTAGAAGGAAATTGGGAACTGTTAAAGCCATACTTGATATATCTCGGATATATGCCAGAAAGATTGTATGAAATTGGCGACTATCCAGTTATTCTTGGCAGTGATATAGCTCTCGATGGTGTAATGGTAGAAAGACTAAGGAACATTTAATGGCTAACGTAATCGACCTGTATCTGGCATATAGATTCTTAAAGAATCTTGTCCTTCCGTTTGATAAGTGGGAGGCGTTCAACTCAGGAGTTATTGATAAGGATGGCAATATTCTTGTTGCAAAAAACAAGAGGTCATCCGCACAAAGATATTCGTTTGGATATTTTGATATAATCAGTATGAACCTGAAGAAGTTGTTAGGTAAGCTTCCTGGCGGAAAATCTGCTATTGCTTCGTATGCTGCCGCCTTGCTTTTGTTGAGAGAATACAACAAAGTAAAAGAAATTAAAGAAGATAATATTTCCGAAGACATTGACCTTGATGCCTTGCAAGAAGAATTTGATGCATGTATGATCGAGGTGGAAAAAATGTTTGAAGAGCAGCAAAATGTGGAAGAAGAGGGCGAGCCAACTAACAACGTTGCCGGCGGAAAGATTGCTGGCACTGTCGGCGACCCGCCAGTCAGACCAAAGAACAAATACAAAGCCCAGAACGAGATTGACAGCAAGGAAATTGCTCGTCGTGTTCTTGGTATCATAGGAACTCAGTCATGATTAAAGCATACTACGAAACTGCAAAGGCGGCAATTGCTCCGTACACCCTTCTGCTGAAAATACTTTTTACTCGCTGCCATCGTCGGCTGTTCGTTCTATGCTGGCTACAAACAAAAATCGCTTGTAGTAGAAGCTGCACATGCCAAACAGCTGCAAGGAGAAATTGACAAAAGAGAAAAACTACAGAAACTCTATGATGAGCTTTCTGCTTCCATTGTTGATTCAACCCAGCAGAATGACGTAGTACAAGAAACTATCATTCGTAGAGTATACGTTGAAGTAGAGAAGCCAGTTTACAGAGAATGCGTCATTCCTTCTTCTGGTATTACTATTCAAAACGAACAGATAGAACAATTCAACAAGCAGATTAGAGGAGACAAGTGATGAAGAAGCTTCTGATGATTATTGCTCTTGTTCCTCTTATGGGCGCTTCTTGCGAAAGACGTCCAACTATCGAGCCACCTAAATATCCCGCAAATGCTCTGGTCGAATGCCCTGAGTTACAGCAGCTTGTCATCGACGAGAAAATCGACGGAACGACTCTGCGAGATTATTATATCGACAGAACCAACTTAAACAAACAATATGCTGATTGTGCCACCATACACAATGAACTTGTGAGATTCATCAAAACACAACAAAAGAGATAAGTGTATGAGTGTCGTGTCCCTGGAAACTAAAGTTGCTGTAATGGAAGACGCCGTTTCGCGTTATGAAGACGCTATTGCGAAATTAGTTGAGGTTTCGCAAGATCTCAAACAGATGATTGCTGTGCACGAGATACGTCATCAAGAACGAGAGAGGGCAGAGATGGCGCTGAAGACAGAAATTCAAAAAGAAAATACTATCATCCATGGAAGGATAACTAATTTGTCCAGAGAAACCAAGCAAGAATTAGATGGCCAGTACGACAAAATAATGTCGACTTTGAACGTGATGAGAGAAGAGAATACCTATCACCATCGAAAAGTGGAAGAAAGTATTATCGAACTGAAAAACAAGGAAGTTAGTCCATTGAAGAAAAAGATGGAATCTCTCGACAGATGGCGTTGGATAGTAATTGGCGGCGCTGGCGTTTTGGGAGCCATTTTAGCCAATATCCCTTGGCAAAACTTCATCGGCTGATAACTTTACCAAATATAGGTTTAGGAGTATAATAGTCCTATAGAGGAGTTATTATGCTTTGGATAGACATCAAGTACGCAAACATGATATCGAGCCATCTGGCTCGTTTTTCGTTGAAGAATAACAAACCATATCTTGCGAATTTTCGTTGTCATTACTGCGGGGATTCCACCAAGAACAAAGGTAAGTCCCGTGGCTATTTGATAGAAAAGTCGGGTGCAGACTTTCTAATCTATTTCTGCCACAACTGCGGCAAATCTACAGCGTTCGGAAGGGCGCTGAAAGACATGGACTCCGTTCTCCATCAAGAATACGTTTTGGAGAAACTTCGCGAGTCTGGCTCTAATCGAGAAACTCAGCCCGCGTTTAAAACAGACATCGCCTCTTTTTCCAAACGAAGGTTCGAGAAATTCGAAGCACTCAAGGCGCTGAAGAAAATCAGTCAGCTGCCGGTTGATCACCCAGCTAGAAAGTATGTCGAGCGTAGAAAGATTCCGCCGAACTTTCACTACAAGCTGTACTATACTCCCAAGTATATGACGTGGGTGAATACTGTTATTCCTGACAAATTTTCTGCGGAGGCTCTGAAGAAAGATGAGCCTCGCCTTGTCATTCCTTTCATTGACGCAGACGGTCGCGTGTTCGCATTTCAGGGACGTAGCTTTGACCCCAAGAGTAAGCTAAGATACATCACAATTGTTGTTGAGTGAAACGGCTCCCAGAATATACGGACTAGATAGTCTAGATAAGACGAAAGAAACTATCGTCGTCGAAGGGCCACTCGATAGTTTATTTTTGCCAAATTCTGTTGCTCTTGCTGGCGGTGACAACAGCGACATCAACAGAGTTGTTAGCAAGGAAAAGGCAATCTTTTTGTTTGATAACGAACCAAGAAACCCAGACACCATTCGGAGAATAGAAAAAGCAATTGACGCTGGCTACACGGTATCGTTTTTCTCAGATAACGTAGAGAGCAAGGATGTCAACGATATGGTGTTGAAGGAAGGGTTTGAGATTGAAGAAATTAGCGGTATGGTTTATAGAANNGCAGTAAGCGGACTAACAGCAAAATTGAAGTTATCATCTTGGAGAAAAGTATGAAGTCAACAAATTCTAAGTTTACAAAAAGAACTAGGAGAAAAAGAGACCAATAAACCTAGAAAAGTTTCATAAGGTTGTTGCGTATGCCTGTGGCGATTTGTCTGGCGTGTCGGCTTCTGAGGTAGAAATCAAGTCTCATATTCAGTTCTACAACGGTATTACTACTTCTGAAATTCAGGAGTGCCTAATCAAAGCAGCAAGCGAATTGATTAGCGAGGAAGCGCCGAACTATCAGTATGTGGCTGGAAGATTGATCAACTATCATTTGCGAAAACAAGTTTACGGAACTTTTGAGCCAATAAATCTGTTCGCGCATTACTCAAGCGGCGTCGAAAGAAACATTTATACACAAGAACTTCTGGCATCATATTCGCAAGAAGAGTGGACAAAACTAAACGAATGCATCAAGCACGAGCGCGATCTTACGCTTTCGTATGCTGCTATGGAACAGTTCCGTGGTAAGTATCTGGTAAAGAACAGAGTCACCGGACAGATTTTTGAAACACCGCAGATGGCATACATGCTGATTGCGATGACGCTGTTCCAGTCATACCCAGCAGAAACAAGATTGAAGCATGTCAAGGATTACTACGACATGACCAGCCAGCACTATATTTCACTGCCTACACCAATCATGTCTGGCGTCCGCACACCACAGCGCCAATTCTCCAGCTGCGTTCTAATTGAAACCGACGACTCGCTTGATTCTATCAACGCGACCAGTTCTGCTATTGTGAAGTATGTAAGCCAGAAGGCTGGTATTGGCGTGGGTATCGGTTCTATTCGCGCAATCGGTTCGCCTATTCGTGGCGGTGATGCGTCGCATACCGGCGTTATTCCGTTCGCGCGACTGTTTCAGTCAGCTGTCAAGTCATGCAGTCAAGGTGGCGTGCGCGGCGGCGCGGCAACTGTCTACTATCCTATCTGGCATCTTGAAGTCGAAGACCTGCTTGTTCTGAAGAACAACAAGGGCACTGAGATGAATCGTACTGCGCNNGATGGACTATGGACGTGCAGTTTAACAAGCTGATGTACGAACGCCTGATTACTGGCGGCAACATTACTACTGTTCTCGCCGAAAGATAGTTCCTGGTCTGTACGAAACATTCTTCGCCGACCAAGACAAGTTCCGCGAACTTTACGAGAAAGCCGAAAGGTCGCGTTCTGTTCGTAAGAAGAGCATTCCTGCAGTCGAGTTGTTCTCTATGTTTATGCAGGAACGCAAGGACACAGGGCGCATCTACCTGATGAACGTAGACCATGCCAATGAGCGTGGCTCATTCCTGCCAGAAGTTGCGCCTATTCACCAGTCAAATCTCTGCGCAGAAATCACTCTGCCAACCAAGCCGCTCAAGTCCATCGACGATGAGACTGGCGAGATTGCGTTGTGCACGCTCAGTGCTGTAAACTGGGGGTTGATTGACAAGCCTGAAGATTTCGAGAAGCCATGTGAAATGGCTGTTCGTGCGCTCGACGAGTTGCTTGACTATCAAAGCTATCCTGTTCGTGCTGCTGAGATTGCTAACAAGGCTCGCCGTTCGCTTGGTATTNNTATCATCAACTTCGCTTATTGGTTGGCCAAGAATGACCTGAACTATCAGGACATCGACGAGGCTGGTCTGCGAAAGATTGACGCGATGGCAGAGGCTTGGTCTTATTATCTCATCAAGGCTTCAGTCAAGCTGGCAAAAGAAAAGGGCGCGTGTGAATGGAATGACCAGACCAAATACGGTCGTGGTCTGATGCCAGTCGACTACTACAAGAACGATGTCGACGAGTTGACTGGCGGAGCAACATCTGACACTGATAAGTGGAATGCTCTGCGCGAAGAACTGAAGAAGTATGGTATTCGTAACAGCACACTAATGGCTCTGATGCCAGCTGAAACTTCAGCCCAGATTTCTAACAGCACCAATGGCATCGAGCCACCTCGCGCGCTGGTATCTGTCAAGCAATCGAAGGACGGTGTGCTCGCGCAGGTTGTGCCAGAGATTCGTCGTCTGAAGAATAAATATGACCTGCTCTGGAATCAGCGTAGCCCTGTCGGATACCTGAAGATTATGGCTGTGTTGCAGAAGCATGTTGACCAGGCAATCAGCGTCAACACCAGCTACAATCCTAAGTTCTATGAGAACGAGGAAATTCCCATGAGCGAAATGCTGCAGCATTTACTGTTGTTCTACAAGTGGGGCGGCAAAAATCTATACTATTGCAACACCGCAGATGGCGCAGGTGAGCTCGAAGTCACCCCGGAACTGAAGCAAGTTGAAGTAGACGAAGAAGATTGTTTGAGTTGCAAACTTTGAATCCGAGGATTTTGAATAAATGACTTACAAAACATATGACCCAAATAAAAACAAACAAAGTCGAAGAAAGAACGATGTTCTTCGACGACACGGGGTTCATTGCTAGGTACGACATACAGAAGTATCCTATCTTCGAGAAGCTGACTACGCAGCACACATCATTTTTCTGGCTACCTACCGAAATTGATGTGACGCGTGATGCGAAGGACTTCAAGGACCTAGAGCCGCACGAGCAGCACATCTTCACAAGTAACCTGAAACGACAGATTGTTCTTGACACCGTACAGGGTCGTAGTCCAACAGCTGCGTTCCTTCCTATTGTCTCGCTTCCTGAGTTGGAGACTTGGATTCAGACATGGGCTTTCTTCGAGACAATTCACTCGCGCAGCTACACTCACATCATCCGTAACATCTACGCTGACCCATCGGTCGTATTTGATGGCATCAACGACATCGAAGAGATTGTTGACTGCGCCAAGGATATCAGCAAGTATTATGACGAACTGATTGCGTTCAATAACATCCAGACTCAGCATGTAACCTATGAGCACAAACGCGCATTATGGATGGCTCTGAACGCAGTGAATGTTCTCGAAGGCATTCGTTTCTATGTTTCGTTCGCTTGCTCTTGGGCTTTTGTCGAGCAGAAAAAAGCAATGGAAGGCAACGCCAAGATTATTAAGTTCATCGCCCGTGATGAGAATCTCCATCTTGCTTCCACGCAGCACATATTGAAACTGCTTCCCAAGGAAGACCCAGACTTCGCTCGCCTCGCAGTAGAAATGCAGGGCGAGTGCGTGAAGCTGTTCGACGACGCCGTAGACCAAGAAAAAGCATGGGCGAAGTATTTGTTCAAGGATGGCTCGATGATTGGTCTGAACGAACACATGCTGTGCGAATACGTCGAGTGGCTGGCTGCGAAGCGTATGCGTTCTGTTGGTCTGCCTACCAAATATAAGAGTGGCACCAATCCTCTGCCCTGGACGCAGAAGTGGATTGCTGGCGGAGATGTTCAGGTAGCGAATCAGGAAACAGAATCGTCGCAATATGTCATTGGTGGAACCAAACGCGACATCGAAGACGCAAAGAAAACCTTTGAAGGATTCAAACTATGACCTTGAAAATAATGCCCGCTAATTTTTGGCGCAAAGATCCGTTTCGATCAGAGGAAGGAGAATTTGAGAGAATGGCTCGACAAGTTCATGAAATGCCAGAAACAGGCGCCACGCCGAAGCAAAAAAGATTACTCAAACAAGAAATGGAATATCTCAAGTCCAGATACACTGCCGCTCGATTGACTCTACTTCCCGAATCAATGTGGAGAGACATGGGAAACACAGGAAGTTTTGGTGTCAAGAACCTCAATGACTTAAAAAGAAATCTAAGAGCCGACGGAGTGACTAGAGATATCGGAAGAATTGAAAAACAATTCCTCGTTGATAAAAAAGTTTCTGCGTCTATTGCTTTACAGTACTCAGACGGGTTTGTTGAACTTGTTGCAGGAAATACTAGATTGTCAATGGCAAGAGTGTTGGGAATACAACCGAGGATTGTGTTGGTAGTCACTGATTGGTGACAACACTAAATAGTAGTCTATAACCTACAAGGATTGTTATGGCTACTGTAATTGGCGTTGACTACTCTCTGACTTCTCCTGCTTTGTGTATTCATTCTGGTGATGACTGGCATATTCGTAATTGTCAATTTTATTTTCTTACGGATAGACCGAAGCTCGAAGGAAAACTACAGCAGTTCAACGGAACTCTGAAGCCATTGCACTCCTGCGAAGAACAACGACACGATCAGTTATCTGGATGGGCTTATGACTTAATCTCGAGCCATAGTCCATCCAGAGTTGTTATCGAAGGGTACTCTTTTGGAAGTGCGGGGCGCGTCTTCAACCTCGCTGAGAACTGCGGTCTTCTAAAGCACAAACTTTGGAAGAACAAGATACACTTCGACGTCGCTGCTCCGACCAGCATCAAGAAGTTTGCGACTGGCAAAGGCAACGCAGACAAACTCAAAATGCAAGAAGCGTTCTTCGCCGAGACTGGCATTGACGTCAAGGCTATTTTGTCGTTGTCTGAAAAACAGTGGAATCCAAGCTCAGACGTCATCGACGCATACTTCCTAGCCAAATACGCACACCACCTGTATATTTCAGGGGAATTACCGTAAGTCATTGATTTGCAAGGAATCGTAAGTTATTGATTCGTAGGGGTTTAATTCCTTTATTTCTCGGGTTGAATAGGTTATACTATGAGCCTGAAAGTAGGAGTTTTATATCATGCTAGTTTATTGCAAATCCAGCTTCAAACCCAAGCGCAAAAAGCAGCCTGCTGCTAAAGTCAAAAAGTATGCGCCTGCGTTCAAACCTCGTGAGTATTCTGAACCGAGTGATCGCAAGTATATCGCTGCTGGTACTTCTCACATTCCATCTAAGATTGATGAGTTCCTCGCGAACACTGCTCCGACGCAGTCTGTCCCTCTGAAGTATGAGGGCGAACTAGCTGCGCGCGAAGCTGTTGCTCGTGAGGAAATCGAGCGCAAGAAGAAGTGTGTTGCTCCTCTCTACTCGAAGGGCGCATACCAGTATGTTGGCTCGGAAGAGCAAGCCAAGTGGATTGGTCGAAAGTGACTGAGTTCTGGGTCACCTACCTTCTTGTCATACTCGCGCTTGCGCTGGCTGACGTCTGTTGGACTAAGTTCTTCATCGAAACAGCCAACAAGCGAGCAGTCGCTGCTGGTGTTTGGAGCGCACTCATCATCCGTTTGCGGCAGCTATGCAACGGTTGAGTTTCGTGAGTGACAAGTCGATTCATCACTGCCGCAATGATTGGTGCGTTCCTCGGAACTTGGGCAACCGTCACCTACGAAAAGCGAAAGAGAAAAGCTGAAGGTTCATGAAACCTTTTAAAGTTCTACAGCTAATAGCGACCAAGAATGGAATTCGTGCTGCGTCTGGTTCGCCAAACGGTGGTTTGGAGGCTGTGATTCTCAATCTCCACGAGGCATTCCAAAATGCTGGTTGGGAATCTCACTATTCTGACTCTGTTGGCTCAAAGAGCGAAGCTTCTATTCGCTATGATTTGGAGAATTCCAACTACACAGCGTATGCAAATACGGTAAGAGAGTGGGTTGCAAGCAAAAAGCCCGACCTAGTGATTGCTCATGGCACCAATGCTCTGCTAAAGTATCTAACCGACCTTGGGATACGTGTTCTGTTCATCGAACACTCAATGGCAATCTCAATCAATCTAAACAGCTATGGCGCGTTGTTCCGCGACGTTGCACCAAAAGCAAGAAGTATCGGCTCAAAAATAATCACGGTCTCACCAATCACAATGGAGACCAAAAAAGAAGCCATTGCCGAATTCGGCGTTGACTTTGAGTTTGATGGCTGGTGTCGATTTCAGTTTCCAACAAAAGAACTGCTTTCGAAACCGATTGAGAAATCCGATGGCTACTGCATCACGATTGCTCGTTGCGAGGAAAAGAAAGCTCTGATGCGCATGACAAACCATTGCATTCGAAACAATTTTGACTGGCGTCTAGTCACCTCGACTCCCAATTCAGCCAGCGAGGAATTTTTTGCAAAATGGCTGTCGAGGTACGACCAGACCAGAATCTACAAGAACATTCCACGCGAACAAACGCTGAGTATTCTTGCAAGAGGTGCAATCCTTGGTTCATCTAGCCCATTTGAATCAGCTGGTGTCACTGCGTTTGAAGGGCTGATGTTCGGGCTGCCACTGATTCTCAATGAGCCACCATCACATGACAACATTCATGCATCAAGAATGTTTCTGCCAGATGATGAGTTCATTACAACACTGCGTGGCGACCAGAAAAAGACCGAACAACTAATGCACCTCTCTATCAAAGAAAGAAAGAACTTGCGAGATTTAGTCATTGCTCATAACCCAGTTCAAAGCGTTTTGGACAGCCTCGAATATTTTGCGCAACAAATCGGAAATCCATTTGGCGAAGGTTCGATGAACGCACTAGAAAAACTGCTCAGCTCATCGAGCCAATTCGAATCCAACAAGGAGCAATGAGATGGCTGGTGGATACAAGCGCCGAACTATCAAGAATGGCAATCGAAGAACGACCTTTACTTCTGGTGGCGACAGAAAAACCTTTGCATCCACATCCGTCACTGCTGGAGGAAAGGGTGGTGTCCGAGTCACGACTACGACCGCGCAGAAGGTAAGTGGTGGCACGGTCACCACCCAGACTACCAATGTCGGCGGATACATCAAACGCAAAGTAATTTCAAACACGAGCAAAAAGGGTCGCCGCAAGGCTGCATCAAAGGGAAATCCGAACGAAGCAGCTGCGTTCTTTGTGATGGCTGTAGGCATCATCGCTCTCTACTACATCGCTCTTTACTGGAAGGTTATTCTGAGCGTCGGAGCCATTGCTCTGTTTGTTTATCTGCTGGTTAAGTATGACCAGCACAAGAAGAAGAGTCGCCACCAACCTATTGAAGAGGAACAAGAAGAATGAACCTAATTAGCCACGCCAAGAACGAACTTGACGCTATCGGTCTGACCGAGAATTCGCCCGATGAAATGAACCGCGAGATGCGAAAGAACATTCTCGAGTTGATTGAAGTGTTCGGCGAGCAATGGCACTCGGGGTTCTCTGCGCACTATGCCATCGAATCTTTCGTCAGGCTGGCCAAGTATCAGCCACTGGCTCCGCTTTCGGGCGATGACGCCGAGTGGACGAACGTCTCTGACATTTCTGAAAACGAAGATGGCTACACGCTTTATCAGAACAAGCGAGCGTCCAACGTCTTCAAGGAAGTCCGCGAGGATGGGTCGATTCAAGCCTATCAGTTTGATCATTACATCTTCCAGGACGAAAACGGCGCAAACTTCACACGAGGCAAAGACAGCCGCAAGTATATCACTGAATGGCCATATGAGCCGAGTCACGAATACGTCAAAGTAATTTCGAGCGTCTAAGACGATGAAGAGCGTCTGGGAATAAAACTAAATAGATTCATGACGACAGATTTCCAAACAACCTCGAAAAAATTCACTCCGCCTGTTCTGGAATGCACTGGTGCGCTTCTGCCCAACGTCCCGAACATGACGGAGTTTTTCAAGCAGCTGGGAAAACTCCCCGCTGTGATGGCACTGCGACTTGCGGAACTTCCGACTTCCATTGCCATCGCTCTCTGGGACAACATCGAATCAATCGTCGTTGCGCCTCTTGATTCTGCTGAAGACATTCTTGGTGCATTTTCACCTGTCCTTCCAAGCCAGACAACAAATTCTGTTCGTGACCGCCCAGAAGAATGGCGTCGCCGAGCAGATGACCTGCAAGAAAACTACAAACTCTATTTCCAGCTTTCGCTCATCGAACTGCTGGGCTCCTTTGCAAGACACATTCTACAAATCCCTCTGCCTTTTGTTCCAGGCTGCGTCGTCGGCGACCTTACAACATCAGGCGGCAGAAAAAAAATTCGCGACACGGTGATAGCCAAGTTCGATTTTCTGAAAAACCTCGTCCCTGAGCCATTCCGCTCGATCATCAATGGTGACTTTGGATACCTGAACCCAGAAGAATCCCTGAGAAATTTTTTCTCGTATCTGTTGGCAGAGTTCAAGAAACTAATAAAAAATCCTCTGTTCGCAGTTTTTGGATTTCTTATCAAAAAATTTGAAGAAATCTGGGACTCTCTGAGACTTCCTCCTCTGCCTGCAATCTTGTCGCTCGACCCCGCTGCCATTCTCAATGCACTGATTGAGCCATTCAAAGCCAAAATCAAGCAAGAGTATGAGAAATTGAAGAGCACCTTTCAGAATGCCAAGGAAGCTCTGCAAAAAATTGGTTCAGCTGCAGATTATCTAAAGAACCAGCTATCAAAAATTCTTGGAAGCATCATAGAAAAAATACTGAGAATACAAATTCCCATCATCGGAATCACCCTTGGTGACCTGCTAGGAATAAAAGGATTTGATGACCTGAGAATCGGCGAGATAGTAACGCCCCAAGAAGTCCTGGCAAGGCTAGCCAATCGCCTGGCAAACATCTTCGAAGACATCGTCATGATAATCCTGGAAGAATGGATACAGAAAGTCAAAAAATTCTTGGACAAGATAGGTCTAGGCATCATTTTCTCCCTAGTCCCATTGACATTCTGCAAATTCCTGAAGATCGCCTTCCCAGCAATCTTCAGCCTTGGAACCCAAGTATCCAGCAAGGTGAATAGTTCCCTTGCCGTCATCGAGAAGGCAGACAAGGCAAGAAAAAACGCTGCAGTTCTTGGCAATACAACCTAAAAAGAGAGAGATTAAATCATGCTAGAAGTGATCAAGAGTAAAATTGACGTACATATTCAATATGCAACCAACAATCCCATCCTGTATACAGTAATAATCATAGCAGCCATCGGTATTGTATATGCATTGGGTGGATTCGATAGCCTGAGTGATAAAGAATAACAGCACAAACAAACCATTTTTAACTGAAAATGAGTGATGAAATAAANGNCTTAAAAAAGCCATATGAGTCTCTCACGATCAAGAGATCTTTAGGAGATATAAAACGATGAATGATGAAATGAAATATAGCTGGATTGGAGCACTGATTATCATAGCGCTGACGATCGTATTCGCACTGCTGCCATGGATTGCATTCTGGTCTATTGGTAGCACTGTTTGGATTCGCCATCCCAATATACCTTTGTGAACTGCCTGGCATTCTGGACGCTAGTGATCATCATGCGTGCGCCGCAGATCAAGGCTGACAAGGTATGATTACTGCTTTCATGACTTGGGATTGTCATCGTGCTCGTGGTATGCGTGCTAAACTATATTATGCGCATCACTCCAGGAGTCGGCGAAGTGCATCCTATTGACCATGAGCCATCAGTCAAGCCTAAGCAGAAGAATTGAGCCATGGAAACTGCACTGTCTGTATTCATCCTTATCTGCCTAGTGTCTGGCTTAGTTAAGCTGGTGATGAACCTGTTTGAACAAGCGATAAACCTAAATATGGCAGGTGCGACTGTCGCATCTATAAACTGGAGAGATTATATGGAAACTGTAATTACCGTTCTGGTGCTGATTGCTGTGGTTGCTGCTGTAGTGAGTGTTGCTAATCGTAAGAAGAAGAAGACTGATGGTTCGACTTACGGTGGCGAGACAGGTTTGCCGCGTGGAGTTGATAGCTCGGAGAAGCATGGAAGATGATTGACCTTGATACACTCTATGGAATACTGATTCTGCTTGGGGCGATCGCTCTGTGCGGCTTTGTCATCTATCATGGAGGCAAGGTTCCTGATGGAAGTATCGTTGGAGATCGTGCAAGGAAGGACAACGGACGTTTCGTAGCTGATAAGAAGTGTACTCCTGACTGGAATGAGGCTTATATCGGCGGCAAGCGTGTCGTTAAGCGTAAAAACAAGGCAAAAACTGCTATGAAGGCTGAGGGCAAGCCTAAAATCAACGCAAGAAGCCGAAAAAAGACTGACTGATTGTTGTAAAACTGCTTTATTTTAAAAACGCTCTCTGCAAACCTCTGTTTTCAAGTGGTTTCAGAGAGCTTTTTTTTGGGAAATCGCAAAAATGGGCGACCTGGTAGGGTAGTAGCGGGTCAATTGCTAAGTCATTGATTTGCAAGGAGTTATAAGTCGCTGATTTTGCCCGATTTTCGGTGGTTTTAGCTAAGTCGTTGATTTGCAAGGGCATTCTGAAGAAGAAAACGCTTTACTTTTGGGTTCGGGTGGCGTAGAATATGTGTTGTAGGGTGAGGGAACGGTCCTCCCCTAGTGAAAACAACTCTCTAAATTGAAAAGGAACTATATCATGGCTCGTAACACTAATGGCAACACCGCTTCGAAGGCTGTCACCAAGAACGCCAAGGCTCCGCGCGACCCGTCGGTCTCGTTCGGCGAGTTCCTGGCTCTCCGCAATCCTTCGGCTGCGTCCAAGGGTGAGCTGGCTCGCCTGGTTCGCAAGGAACTGGCTGCTGTGACCGAGACTTCGGAGACCGTGCTGGCTCGTGAGACCAAGTCGGCTATCTTCTACAAGAAGGTCGTGAAGCGCAACGCTTCGCTGACTCCGAAGGGTCAGGCTGTGCTGGATCGCCTGAACTCGAAACTGTCGTAAGAAGCTGTAAGCAGTGGTCTGGTGAAACACCCAGACCACTGCAGTTGCTGGGTTGGCTTTCTCAGCCTACCAACTGCAGTGGTCTCATAGAAGGAATCAAGAAGATGATGAAGATTGACAAGAAGCGTTATGCGGTGATGCGTGTTCTCCGAGAGAAGTATGACCCCGATGGTGGCATTCAGTGGTCGATGACTGCTGATGAGCTTGCCAAGGAGACTGGTCTCACGCGCGCTCAAACGAATTCGGCTGGCGTCAAGCTGGCTGCTTCTGGTCTGGGTCGTCAGATTCTTTCCACCAAGACCATCAAGTCGGGTGCCAATGTTCGCAAGAAGCCGCTGGTTGGCTTCGCGCTCAATCGTAAGGGTGCACTGGAGCTGGATTCGATGCAGGCTCAGATGGAATCACTGGGAGTGAAGCTGTGACTGTCATCATTCTCGGATTCTCTTTGGCACTCGCGTCCTTTCTGTTCGCACTAGGCAACATGTGGTTCGGGCTGAAGGTCGGCAACACTGAAACCATGATTGGTGGTCACCTGCTGGCAATGGCTGGCATGGCTATCGGTTCCGTCATCGGTCTGGGTGGCATCGCCTACCAGCTGCTGAAGTTCTTTGGAGTTCTCTGACATGAGCCGATATCGCTACGTTGAGACGGAAGTCTCGCTGGATGAATGGGAAGACGAAGACCTGATTGCTGAGCTTCGCGCGCGCCGAGTCGACACCACGTTCATGGGTGATGAGCTGTGGGATGAGACGATTGAACTGGCTGGCAAGGTCTACTGGCACATTCGTGATGGGCACATCGACGCCAATCACAATCTCCGTGTACTGATTGCCAATCTGACTGGTAGGATTCTTTAACATGCGCATCTTTCGATTCTGGTTCGGCGACGAGAGCTTTCGTGTGATCGAGGCACCATCCTTAGAGAAAGCCCTAGAGCAGCTGACTGACAGCGAACGCCGCACCCACACGTTCACAGAGATGGGCGGTCCAGTTCGGGGCATTCAGGATGTCGACGTCCAGTGATCGGAAGCCGCGTTTTGCTAAGTCGTTGATTTGAAAGGAATTATAAGCCCCTGTTTTTACAGGGGTTTTTCATTTGTCGCTAAGTCGTTGATTTTACCACTTTACTTCTGAGTCCAACTCGCGTATAATGGCTGTACTGAATAGGGAGAAGCGAAAAATGAAAAACGAAGTTATCAAGGAAATTCAAAGCCTCAAGGAAACCGCCATTAACGCAGGTTTCGATTTTCCAACCCAAGACCCCGAAACCGCTACCCTAAAGGAACTCACGGAATTCCTAAAGGAACTCAAGCAGTACCTCAAGGACGAGCAGGAGTAAGGTCAAATGAACGCGAACGAAATCGTCAGCGCAATCCTCAACTCAAATCTGAACCGCGAAGAACTCAACATGGTGATTCGCGCGGTCAATCTCAAGAACCGCAATCTGGCGGCTGCTGCGAAGTTCGCCTTCAAGCCTGGTCAGAAGGTGTGGTTCTTCGACAAGCATGGCATGCGAGTGCAGGGACTCGTCACTCAGCGCCTTCAGAAGAACATCAAGGTGCTGGCTGACAACGGTCTGCTGTGGCGCGTGTCGCCGAACCTGCTGAAGTCGGTCTAAGAGCCGCGTTTTCGCAAGTCATTGATTCATAAGGGGTTGTAAGTAGCTGATTTTGCAGGCTTTTTACGGGTTTCGCTAAGTCATTGATTTTACAGGGGAATAAAACTAGCTTTTTCCTATCGACTGGCGTATAATAGGCTCTACTGAATAGGGAGCTGAATATGAAAGTTGAAATCGGCGGTTTCGTTACGGTCGTTTGGTCTAATGGCGCGGGTGAAAGCGAATATCGCGTTATTGAAAATGAATTCGGTCCCGCTTCGTTTCAGCTGGTTGCTGAATACGAATACGGTCTCGCGGAATAAGGAACCCAAATGAACGCTGCCATCATTAGTGAGCTCGCCGAAAAGTTCGGTTCGGAAGTCAGGTCTGGTGACCTGTACCGATACAACCCCAAGTATTTCGCCTGGGCGAAGAATGGCGGGCTGGAAAAGATGGGGCGTGGTCTCTGGTCGATTCCGTTCGTCGTTCCGAAGCAGACTTCGGTCGAAGAAATGCGCGAGAAGGCTGAAACCATCCGCGAACGCTTCAACGTGCTTTCGATGCTTGCTGACGGCGTTGCTTCGCGCAACATTCGCTCGCTCATCGTGGCTGGTGCTCCTGGTGTTGGCAAGACCTACACGCTCGAAGCGAAGCTGAATGAAGCCAAGCTGACGAAGAAGGTGAAGGAAGTCACTGTCATCAAGGGTTCCATCTCGCCGATTGGTCTCTACGTCCAGCTTTGGGAAAACCGCAAGGCTGGCAACGTGATTCTGCTAGATGACATCGATGCGGTCTTCGGTGACGAAGAGGCGATGAATCTGTTGAAGGGTGCACTGGATACGACCAAGAATCGTCGCATCTCGTGGGCGAAGGCTTCGTCCTTCCTGCGTGATATGGATATTCCGAACAGCTTTGACTACGAAGGTCAGATTGTGTTCATCACTAACACTGACCCTGATGCAGTCATCGCGCGCGGCGCCAAGATGGCGCCCCATATGGCTGCGCTGGTCTCGCGTTCGGTGTTCCTCGACCTTTGCATTCACGAACCTTCCTCGATCATGATTCGCGTCGAGCAGGTGCTCGCTGAGAGCGGCATGATGGTCGAGCTCGGCGTCAACAAGGGTCAGGCTGCGGAGATCGTCGGCTGGATGCATCAGAATCTGTCGCGTCTGCGTTCGGTGTCGCTGCGAACCGTGATTCAGCTGGCTTCGTTCATCAAGACTTCGCCTGCTGACTGGCAGAGCCTGGCTCGTGCCACCATGATAAAGAACCACTAACAGGACAACTATGAACATTTACTGCCTGATTGCATCCATCGAGGATGCCACTCCCACCAACTATTCGCGAGGCGAACTTCGACTTCGTGACGCTATTCGTCAGCGACACGTTCGGCGGCGAGCAATCGTTCCGACTCTAAGCATCAGTCTGTTCATCCTCGTTGTCATCGGCATCGTGTTGAGCGTGCTGTGATGAACCTTGAACTCGAAGCATACGAAGGCGAACTGCGCACGCTCAGGGCAAGTTGCCGTGCACTCGCAAAAGCACTGCAGACGGATCCGTTCATCTGCGGCATGAGCGAAGACCGTGATGAAATGGGTCTCCCTGAAAGACTGCTGGTGTGCCCATATGAAGGTTTGGATGGGTTCGCCGTCTACACCAAGACCGCTGACTACTCTGCTCCAGGATACTGATGAAGACTGAACTAGACGACGAGCTGTGCACCAACTATCCCAAAATCTTCAGGCAACGTCGCGCTCCGATGACCGAGACTGCGATGTGCTGGGGATTAGCTGTCGGTGTGACGCTCATGCGTGATTGGACTTAGTCTAATGTGGAAAAACATAAAGACGACGCCACCACCTAACTCCAACACGGTGGTGATGTTCTACGACCCCAACGAAACCCTACCCATCATGGCGCGGGGCGACGACTATTGGTACGGAAGGAAAGATGGGCGCGGGCTCGCTAGCTGGTTGGATAGTGCGACGCACTGGATGAACATTCCTGAGCCACCCTTCACTGGAAAATACGAATTGAGCCTACCTGAACCGCTATAAGCCGCGTTTTGCTAAGTCGTTGATTATACAGGGGTTGTAAGTCGCTGATTTACAACCCTTTTTGCTGGTTTTGCTAAGTCGTTGATTTTGCCACTTTACTTCTGAGTCCGACTCGCGTATAATGATCTCTAATGAATAAGGAACTGACTCCCATGTATGTAATCATCGACCCGACCAAAGACAACCGAATCGTGAACTGCACCCCGAAACATTGGGTTGATTGCCCGACCTACAAGACCGAAGGTGGCGCTCATGCTTCTGCTCGCGCCTACATCAAGCGTCGTCTGGGTCACCATTTTGAGTCGGGCGTATCGGATTCTGGCTGGCTTCAGGGAGCGCGTCACGCTGCTGACAAGTGGGAAGTCGTCTCGCTCGATGAGTACAACGCGAAGTTCCGCAAGACCAAGATTGTCCGCAGCCTGATGACTGGCAAGGAAGTGGAGATTGATGTCAACACTCCGCGTTCCTGCGACCCGTCCACCGAACTCTACTGGAGCATGTGAAATGTCACGTTTCTACACGTTCAATCAGAACAACTCTGGCGGTCGATTCCACGAGGACGAAATCTCTGGCATCGGAGCCTACGTCATCATCGAGGCAAACTCTGCTGACGAAGCCAACGAACGCGCCGAGTCCATCGGGCTGTACTGGAACGGCGTTGATGAAGGTCGCGACTGCGATTGCTGCGGCGACCGCTGGTCGCCTGTTGGTGGCTGGCGCACGGATGATGGCAACCTTGTCCCGATGATTTACAGCAAGGAAGTCTTCCCTTGCGAAAAGGGCGACAAGCCGTACATGGACTGGGACATTCCTTCCTTCATTCACTATCTGGACGGAACCATCAGGAAGGTGAAGGCGAACGCGGAACTGCGCTGGTAAAGAGCCTCCATCAACTTCATTTCATAAACAAAAGAGGATAAGACAATGGGTCTTGATATGTACCTGCACGCCAAGCGTTATGTTTCCGCATACAGCGATACTCAGCTTCGCGATTCGATTCTTGCTGCCCTTGGGATGAGCGCGAATGAAGTCGCGGACAACGGAATCTATGTCTCGCTTCCCGCAGCCTACTGGCGCAAGGCGAACGCGATTCATGGCTGGTTCGTAGCGAACGTCCAGGAAGGAAACGACAATTGTAGGGAATACTACGTCGAGCGCGAGCAGCTGGAAGAACTTCGCGACTTGTGTAAGAGTGTTCTGAGTGGTGAGGCTNNAAAGGATGACCTGCCGCNNGTGGATACGGTTTCTTCTTTGGTTTGACTGACGACGATGAGTATTACAAGGCAGACCTAGAGGACACCGTCGAGCAGCTGGATAAGGTGCTTTCCAACAAGAGTTTCGAGGGCTGCGATTTCTACTACGATTCGAGTTGGTGAGGCTTATATGGGCAAATATTCCGAAATCATGCAGTACATCGAAGAACTGGCAGAAGATGGACTCGGCGATCACCTCATCGCTGAAATGGTCAACGACCGCTATTCTATCTCTATGACTGAAGCCAACGTTCGCGAAATCGTTCGAGACATGAACTTGGTCTATAACGACGACTATCCGATGTCAGACCCCGACGAAGAGAGAGAAATGTCGTGAATGTCTATCTCCCCGACCGGTGGATCATGTTGAAGATTGTGAATCGCGCTGACCCCGAGCAGCCACCTCTGTATAAGGTCTATGCAACTTGGAAGGGTTCGTATGCCGATGCCGACTACTGGAAGATTAACAGTGGCTGCGCTTCAGTGGAAGAAACCGAAGACCACTACAAGTTCTTTGGCCATAGCGGAAGCGTGTATCAGTGCGCTAAAGACCGCTATGGCTACGCATACTCTGGCGCTGGCGACATGATTATTGATTACATCGAGCGCATCGAAGAACTGAACTATGAAGTCAGCATCATGCTCGAAGACACCGACTTCTCTGGTCTATTTCAGCCGCTGTAAGCCGCGTTTTCATAAGTCGTTGATTATAAAGGGGGTTGTAAGTCATTGATTTACAACCCTTTTCCGTATTTCCGTAAGTCGTTGATTTTACAAGGGAATAAAACTAGCTTTTTCCTGCTGACTGGCGTATAATAGGCTCTAATGAATAAGGAATAAGGAATCTATATGTTCTTGGTCGCAATCGTCTACACCGCGCTGCTGCTGCTCTTCGTCGCCTTCCGCAAAAACGGCGACCTCGTCGGTCAGCGCATCATCAAGTTCGGTTTCATCTACTTCACTGCGGTTATGGTAATCGTCGGTCTGATGAACTATATCCAGCTTGATAAGGTGATTCTGTGAAGCCCTACTATCGTCTTGAAGTCCGCAATGAGAACGAAGACCTCATCTGCGTCCGCGAAGTTCCGATGGCCACCAATTCGCATCGCGCTATCAAAGCGATGCATACCAAGCTGACAAACTGGGCGCTGCTGAACTTCGACACCGCCAAGTATACTGCAATCTTTCACATCGAACGCTAATTAGGAGATTCAAATATGGCTCGCAAGGCAAGCACTTTCACTGGTGACGATTCTCTGGTCGACTTCAGCCGCCCGCACACTCACGAGGAAATCGCAGACCACATGGGTCTGACCAAGATGCGCGTGTGTCAGATTGAGAAGGAAGCACTTGCGAAGATTCGCAACATTCCCGGCGCGATGGAGGCTCTTACTGCCTTCATGTATAATGACAAGGGCACCAACTGGTAAGCCCGAATCTTATTATTTTACCTAAGCTGATTTTCACGATATAATATTAAGTGTCCCCGAATATACTATAAGGCATTCATCATGGCTATTCGACCTGCAGCTGAACTATCGCGTACCAAGCCCATCATCGACCTGAGTGGCTCCGAAGGCAATGCTTTCGTCCTGATGGGTTATGCTCGCCGCATCTCTAAGGAGATTGGTCTTGATGCGAAGCCCATCATCGAAGATATGATGAGCGGCGACTACGACCACCTGATTGCTGTTTTTGACAAGCATTTCGGTGACTACGTTGACCTGTATCATTACAAGTGAATAAATGAACCTACATCTACTCAGTGACCTCCACCTGGAGTTCGGTGACATGAAGCTTCCTGGCGGCGACGTTCTGTTGCTGGCTGGTGACGTTTGTGTTGCTGACTATCTGCGCCCCGAGCGTTCTGACAAGGATGCTCGGCGTCAGCGTTCGCGCTATCTGCGCTTCTTCCACGAGGAATGCACTAAGTATGCTCGCGTCTACTACGTCATGGGCAACCACGAGCACTATCGCGGTTGTTTTCACGAGACGGCGAACGTTCTACGCGCGGCGCTGGATGACACCAACGTCTATCTGCTCGACAAGGAATTCGTTTCTTTGACGGACGAGTGGGAGTTGTTCGGCGGAACGCTTTGGACTGACTTCAGCAAGGATGACTGGTTTGTGAAACAGCATGCTTCGACGCACATGAATGACCATCATCAGGTGTTTCGTGACGAGAAGAAGAAAGTGTTGTTCACTCCGAACAATGCTCTGGCTGAGCATCAGGAATGTTTGGCTGTTCTGAAGGCTGGTCTGGAAGAGCGCAAGAACAAGAACGTTCTGGTGATGACGCATCATGCGCCCCACTATGGCAGCATCACTCAGCGATTCCGTAATCAGCCGACCTCTAATGGCTGCTACTATTCAGACCAGGAAGAACTGATGCTGGATAATCCGAATCTGAAGTGTTGGGTGCACGGTCACGTTCATGATAGCCTTGACTACATGGTCGGCGACTGTCGAGTGGTTTGCAATCCGCGTGGATATGCGGGACATGCATTAAACGCTGAGTTCGATGCAACCAAAACTCTTCAAGAATTATAATACAACCAAGGAAATAGACGATGGCATTTCTAAATCACAACATCCCCACGATAACTTGTCTCATGAGAAACGAGTATCTGTTTAATCATAAGAAAGGGCACGGCGACTTCACTCCCTGTGACGTTCATACTGTGGCTTCTATGGAGCGCCGCGTGCCTTTGTTCGAAGCATTCCTAGAGAATGGCGTCAACTGGACTAGACGGCCAATCACAGCATTTTGCTGGAAGCCTGATGCGCCTATTCGTCCGCTGAGCGATCATGTCTATTGGGATTGCTTTAGTTCCTACGTGGATGTTCAGGTCAGGTCACGACTCAACAGGCTTCGTGCTAAACTCATCACTCCTTCTGGCGAACAGCGCAGCGGGATTTATTTGTTTACTCTTGACTGGTCGTTTGAGAACCGAGCGATGCTCGACACGAACTTCTCTGAAACACCAGAGCATAAATGCGGGCATGTCTTTCAGATGGACGAAGGCAACTACTACGTCTATCCCAACAACCGAATCATCTGGCATGATAATGCTTGGGTTTACAATCCCATTACCAAAAATCCTGGCTATGAGATTGACATGAATATCTACTCGGTCGAGAACCGTAGCGAGATGATTACTGACGATAGCTACATGACAGAGTTCAAACCAGCTCAGACACCGTCGGCGAAATAAACAGTTCGCCGTAACAAAGTTTTCTCACAGTCTAAACGAGGTTATTATGAAAGTTCACATCGGAAAATACCCCGACTGGATTGGTCCCTATCAGCTAGCAGAGAAGATTTGTTTCTTCCTGCCCAAAAAGCATAAGTTGTCCTATGCACTGGCCGACTTCTTCGCTTACGGAAAGTTCGGCTGGGACGAAGACCGCGACGTCCACCATGGCTGGGACGGCACTTGGTTCAATCGCCTTCTGGAGTGGATTCATTCCAAGAAGAAGCGCAAGGTCAAGGTTCGTATTGACAACTATGACGTCTGGTCGATGAGCGATACGCTGGCTCACATCGTTCTTCCTATGCTCAAGAAGTTGAAGGAAGAGAAGTATGGCGCTCCCAACGTGGATAACAAAGACGTCCCCAAGCATTTGAGGTCTGAGAGCGATGACCCTTGGGAGACTTCCTCGACTCATTTCCAGAAGTGGGATTGGGTCATGGAACAAATGATTTTCGCTTTCGAGTCCGCGCTCGATGATTCCTGGCAAGACCAGTTCTACAAGGGCGAAGCTGACTTCAAGTTCGAAGCTGTGGAATCTGTTAGTGGTGAAAAGATGCACAAGATGGTAAATGGCCCCAACCACACTCTCGAGGTAGATAGAAAGGGTCTCGAGAAATACCAGAAGCGAATCAACAATGGCTTCTTGCTATTCGGCAAATACTATCAGGCTCTCTGGAGTTGACATGAACGATAAATGGGATAAGCGTTATTCTGACCTGGCAGTTCTTGTTTCCTCTTGGAGCAAGGACCCATCGACGCAAGTGGGCGCAGTGATCACCAATCCGAACAAGACAATCGCTTCGGTCGGCTATAATGGTTTTCCTGCAGAAGTCGAGGACAAGGTTGAATGGCTCCAAGATCGCGATGAGAAACTGAAGAGAATGTTGCATGCTGAGCACAATGCATTGAAGCACTGCTCGCACACCGATGTCTCCGGCGCAACCATCTACGTCTATCCGCTGCGTCCTTGCTTTGATTGCGCTGCAAAGATTCGTGTCANCGGGATTCGGCGCGTGGTCACAGTCACCACCAAAGAAAAATACGAATACATGCATCAGCCCGATGTATGGGAGCGATACAAGTTCGCGCAAACTGAAGACTTGTTTGCGACTTACAATATCAAGCATGATTTGCTAGTCCTAAACTAAATAGGGCTTCTACCAAAGGAATTCATATGACACGATACAGAGTAAGGCAAATCACTTCGGGCAGGCTTGTGAAGCAACAGACTCGATTCTATCCACAGTTTCAAACAGAAGGCGACAGTTCTTTCTGGTCAAACTTTCAGACTGCAGATCGCGCTGGATTCGCTGACGTATATTTCAACACGCTGGCAGAGGCTGAGCAATATCTCGACACTGTGGTGGAAGAAGAAGTCATCCACGAATACCTGCCAAGCGACATTGACCTAGAGACTAGGTTTACTACATCTATTGCCAGGGACGACGACTTCTAAGACCGCTGAGAGCCGCGTTTTCGTAAGTCATTGATTTTATTAGAGTTTTTCATTATTTTACCCCGCGTTCGGGTCGCGCTATAATAGACCNGTAAGTTGACCCAATTAAGGACATTTCAGTATGAATACGTGGATTGAAGTAGAGTCAAGCACCATTGACAAGGTGACGTATGTCGCCGATTCTGACAGTAATACGATGCTAGTCAAGTTCAAGTCTGGTTCCTGCTACAGTTACAGCAATGTTCCTTTTGAACTTTTTGATGATTTCCTCAACTCAGAGTCGAAGGGCCAGTTCTTCAATTCCTTCATCAAGGAAGAGTTTGAATATGAGAACTTTGGTTCGGGAGAACTTCGTGTCTAAGAACTTCAAGCCTTTGCTTGCAGCTTCTCTCTCCCAAAAGGATATTCCCAACCTTCCGTATCCGATGTTCCTTTCCGCGAAACTCGATGGCGTTCGTGCCATCATTCGCGACGGTGTCGTCTACTCTCGCAATCTAAAGCGAATTCCGAACGAGTTTGTCCAGCTGATGTTCGGCAAGGAAATCTACGAAGGGTTCGATGGCGAACTCATTGTTGGTCCTGAAAACGCGGACAACGTCTATAACTGCCACTGTTTCTGGTGTGATGTCGGAAGATGGAACGCCTGATGTTCGCTTTATGGTCTTTGATGATGCGATGGAAGAGTTTTCGACCACTCCGTATCATTCTCGCTACGAGAATCTCAAAAAGCGAATCACCCACCACACGATTCCCTCTGACCGAATTGTTGTTGTCGAACAACATAAAGTTGCCAACCCAAATGAACTCACTGAATTTGAGAAACACTACGTGACTTCGGGTTTCGAGGGTGTGATGGTTCGTTCGCTGAATGGGCTCTATAAGCATGGTCGCGCCACCAATCGTGAAGCCAACATCTTCAAGCTCAAGCGTTTCACTGACAGTGAGGCAGAAATTATTGGTTTCGAAGAACTGTTCAAGAACATGAACGACAAGCAAGTCAATGAGTTGGGTAATTCGTTCCGCTCCAGCCACAAAGATAACATGATGGCTATGGACACTCTTGGCGCACTTGTAGTTCGCGATATAAAGACTGGTGTTGAGTTCAACGTCGGTTCTGGTTACACGCAGGAAGTCCGTGATGAAATCTGGGCGAATCGTGACAAGTATCTTGGCAAGCTAGCGAAGTACAAGCACTTCGAAGTTGGAGTCAAGGATAAGCCGCGATTCCCTGTGTTTATTGGTATGCGAAGCGAGATTGATTTGTGACAGCAAAAGCTAAAGTTATTTCTGTAAAACTTGCTAAGAATCTTTCGCTGTTGCTCTATACACAACAATCTAAGAACTGGTATGTTAGGTACGAATCCGCCGCTCTTAGAAAAGAGCGCACCTGTAAAACTTCAAACAAAGAAGAAGCGACGAAGTTTGCTAACGGATGGTTCAAAAAAGAAATTATGCCGTTGCTAGAAAACAACAGCAAAGTGAAAGTCATTGATTTCGTGATGAGTAAATGTACTCTTCTTGGTAAATCGAATTGGGATGAAACTACATACTCATTTTCTAATCTACCACGCGTGACCGACAAAACAAACTGGTGTTTATTTCGTTCTACACGGTAGAAAGATTATGAAGGTCGGCAAAGCTGATGGTGCCAAGGGTTTGTATGATAGACTTTCCAGTTACCGAAGCAATAATACTTCCAGAGTAACAGGAAAATATGTCGACCAGTTTACGGTCGTTCTAAACGAAAAGATGACGACGGTGCTTAAAAATAAGATGCTGTCTTTCTATTACTACGAAATTCCTAAGAAAGAAACTACTCTCGAAGGGTTCAAGGTACAAACTTGTATGGCTCGTTCTTTTGAAAAAGAACTATCTATTCAAGCCCGACTACAGGGTCATCCGATGACTCTTTCTGGAAACGATTAATTATGTATGGACTAAAGACTACAATCAATCCGCGCTTCGAAGAAGAAGTGTGCATTGCGATTCTGGACTACGTTCGTAAGAATGGTTGGAAGCAGGGAGTGAATTATTCCCAGGTTGTTTCGCGCCTGGTACACGAAGTGGTTTTTGGCAACTTCGATAATTCTTTGGTATTTGAATACCAGCCTTTTGCTGAAGAGCAATTCAAGATTGACAACAAGCCGACTCAGCTTTCCACTGCTGATAAGCGATCCCTTGTTAAGGTCGCCAGGTCTAAGCATAGCACCATGACTGAGATTCTGAACGACCAAGCAAAAAAGCATATGAAACTTTACTGAGCGACTACGCATGTATTACACTCCTAATCCGACTACTCCAAAAGTTATGCACTACGAGTGCATACACGAGTTGCCGAATGGTGAGGTTAGAAACAGCTACGGAACAGTTCCTGTTTTTAGCGAAGCGCACGGCGACGAAATGATTCGTAAGTGGAATGTGAAACCAGTTACTTCGAGTTTGGTGCCAGGAACCAAATATCATTACAAGCTTCTGTTTTTTGCTGATGTTGGAAATGTGAGCCAGTGGTGAGAAGTATGCTTCCTACTGACATATGCCTAGAAGGAATGCGTTCTTTCTTTGTGGGCGCCATCCGCCGAGTTATGGAAGAAAACCGTGTTGAAGATTTAGAACGACATGACGCGACAATGTCGGGGTTGTATCTGGCTTTGAAGAATTCTTGTACTGCTGAAGACATGAAAGATGTTAATCTAGCTTGGATAGACTGGAAGACATACTACAACAATTCTGGAGAATAATGAATCATGAGCGATAAAACTAAAAACGTGTCTGTCAACTTCGGCGGGCTTCTGAGTGTGAGTGTGATTGGAGTAATCCTAATCATCATGAAGCTGGGCGGTATTGCCCCCGTGGCTGCATGGTCTTGGTGNNTGGTGACTCTGCCTTTCTGGTCTGGGCCAGTCGTTCTTCGTTTTGTTCGCTAACGGCTCTGCTTATTGTAGGCGCGTCTTGTGGCGCTGTTCAATACCATCCTCGGTCGTAGGCCATAAGTAAGCTACTATCCTACATGAAGGTTCGTATATGAGTATTTGGTTCATCCTGGTTGCGTCTCGTTGTTCTCTCTTGTTATCTTTATGGTGTTGGCACTGCTGAATGTCAACCACTATATGGAAACGTATGGTGACAGTGACGACCTAGACTGGGTCAGAATGGCCAGCGAGTCGTCATACAACCGCCACATCGCGTTTGTGATTGGCGTGGTGTTTTCTCTGCTTCTTTCTGTTGTGTTTTTCTCTGTAGCGGGCATCACGTTCGCTATCAGCTAAATAGTTTTATGGCTGTATGATGTGAACCGAAAGGTTCTTCGGACGCGGGTTCGATTCCCGCCATCTCCACCAACAACGCTCTCCACGACTAGAAGTGACGTCATCGTGGCGAGGCAGCTTACCCCGCATAGAGAGCGTTGCTGATGGGGATGCCCAGGTTTCGACGGGGAAATGAGTACGCTAGCGGACAGCCAGTGAGGCGACTGACTTAATCAGCGCAAACCAAAGTAAACGCAAACGACGCTTACTACGCTCCTATGGCAATTGCTGCCTGAGCCCAACTGTTCTTCCGAGTGGGTTCCTCAACGGAAGTGGTCGCCCTCTCCATGAGAGGGCTATCAAAAGCATGCTATATTCTGGACACACTAGAGCACTGAGGTCGTGTGTTATGCCAAAGCACAAGATTTATCTTGTCAGGCGAGATTAGAGACTTCTGCATAGCATGCTTCTGAATAAAATAATTCAAAAAGGTTTTATTTTTACTGTTCTCGTCGTATAAATAGAACAGAACCAATGGAGTCACACATGCAACACACCAATCATAAAA